AATTATTGGATTCCATTACGAAAAATTGTAATTAGGAAAGCTGTAATCAGGAAAAATTGTAATGTTGCAATAAGTAATTTATAAATTTATATAGACTATGAAATAAATTATTAAATGTGAAAAGTTAAATTGTAAAAAGCAACATATTTACATACAATATACAAATCTATATGTTAGTTTTAATTTTATGTAATTATAATTTTTTTTACATGAATATTTTAAATTACTTGGATACAAGTAAGCCGAGTCCTGTTATGTAATATTTAACTAAAAAAAAAAAGATTTATTCAGGCTTTAAATTTAATAGTTATAATAAAATACTAATAGTTTTTATTATTTTTAGTTTCTGTTAATTACCCAAGCTTTTGCCTCACTTTCCATAAAGCTACCTAAAATCACCGGACTTCCCTATTATATTTTTCCATTTTTTTTTGAAAAAAAATTAAATTAATATAAATTACATTTTGTATCACAAGTTATAATAAACACATCGTTAAAAAGTATCATTCTCTAAAGATTCCTATAAGGTGGAAGAAACCTTATTATTGAGAAGATCAACCAAAACGTTAATACTAGTATTTTGACCTCCATTAGATGGAATTTTTCTACCGGCATCATCATATAATTTCTCAGCTAAAGCATATAATCTCCCTTTTACATCATTTTCGCAAATAAGATGGCTCATTTTTAGAGATCTTATATGATCTTTCTGATTTGTAATCTTATGAATTAAACTTTTATATTTAGGATCCTCAAAATCTTGAGATGTAATGCATAAATTTGCATCATCTATAGAAACCTTTTTATTAAGAAGATCTAGAAAAAAGTTAATATTAACAGTTTCATTGCCGCCATACATCCTTTTACCAGCAGTATTATGCAATTCCTTAGCTAAAGCATATAATCCATCTGTTGCATCATTTTCGCAATAAAGATCGTTCATTTTTATAAATGAATTATGAGATGTATTACTGATACTTTTCTGAGTTGTAATCTTAAATATTAAAGTTTCATATTTAGGATCCGTAAAATCTTGAGGAGTAATATATAAATTTCTATCCATTAATGAAATATCATTATTGGTAACCGAACTTTGACTAACTGTACTTTGATTAACTGTACTTTGATTTACTGTGCTTTGATTTTCTATACTTTGATTTTCTGGATTATGGTAAAGGTTTTCTATTTGATCTATAAATTTCTCAGTACAAATATAAACTTCATCCATAGGAACATCCGGATTAGTATTATCACAAGCTTCAAAAATAGTTAGAAATAAATTTTCAACCTTCTCAGGTTGTTGACTTCCTAATAATTTAGTTGTAAAATTATCTGCTTCTTCCATAGGTAAAGAAGCTCTAAGTTCTATTAGTAATTCAAAAAAATAATCCCATTTTTTAGGGCCTCGAATGATCTCTTCATCAAAATCCACAACTCTATGATTAGGATTATCTCCCTTATTAACTATAATACTTGGATATTTTTGATAAATTTTTTGATCGATAGCGATATATCCATCGCTTAGTCCATCACTATCTTCAAAATTTTCCATCTCTCCACCACTCTCTTCGGAATTTTCCATATCTTCGCCCGTATCACCGTGTTGATAAACATTTGTTTCTGAAGAATAGTAAGGGCCAGTTACTGGGTTAGTCCCTTCATTAATATCTGGTACATAATCTTGATTAAAGAATGGATAGTAAAATGGATTGTTAGATTGAAAGTTATTAGCTGAAAACACATGAACTTTTTTAAAATCAAGAATAGACTTATTAACAACGCTATTAAACTTAGCTAAATAAGAATCATTTGATAACTTATTAAGATATTTCTTTAAAAAATCATTTGGTAAAATATCTTTATTCATTCCATTCATAATTTTTATGTCTATTGGTTTAGGATCCTTAGAACAAATGGTTAACTCTACCGTTGCATTGTCAAATAATAATTTTAAGCTTATGTCATTAGTGTGTAAATTTCTAATAAGTTGTACTACTTTATCTTTACCAATTTTTCCAATAAGATCATCGATAGACCCACCTAATGGTAAAATAAATGCTTTAGGGTGATTTTTTATGGCATTCAAAGACCACCCATTTTCAATAGAAAAACATGATATAATACGTAGTTTCTTTCATAATTCATTATGTTTTTGCTTATCAATATTAAATACTTCACGAGGAGTTAAAACTTTAGAAGGTTTATAAGGAGGTATAAATCTTTTTCTGTTAAACTCTGATTCCTCTGTAAATAACTTGTCTTGTAATAAGTTATCACAAGATAAGTTATCTTGTAATAACTTATCTGCTAATATAATTAAGTTTCTTCCTGGCTTAAATTTAAAGTTAAATGTGTTTTCAATAGCTATTATTATACTTCCTGCTAATCTGATTAATCCTATAAATCATGAAGAATTAGCCTTATGAATGAACTCTAGATATTTATTTTTCATAAAGAATACATCCTTTATGTATTTAGAAATTGTATTATTCAATATATCAATCATAGGAATAGCATAAAAGAAATAAATAAATGACATAGGCACCATAAATAGAGGCATAAAAACACTCATAGATATAGTAGAGTATCAATAAATAGTACTTCTTGAAATAAATAATAAGATAAAGCTAATAAGAATTTTAATAAAGATAATTCTACTCATTAAACTGATATATAATAAGGAAGAACTAGCCCTAATTATTACAATACCTGATATGCTACAAATAAAATTCACTAAGAATAGGAAAACTAAAAAACCACCTATTCAAAATAAGGGATTACATCTAAATATTAGATATATTCTACATATTTTATCTAATAAAGACTGGTTTTCTTTTTGATTTTCTTTTTTTTTATTAAATAAAGTATAATAACCAAATATATTATTTCCGACAAGCATAGCCATTCCTAAGAGAATAAAAAATATATGTATTTCAGAAATTTCATTCGAATTAGCCAAGAAAGAATCTCTGCTAACAACATCTTTTAGTAGATCATGGATAGTTCCATAAACTAAAGCCATATTAGAATTATTAACAACATAACTATTCCCATTACTATTAATTATTTCTGGAATTATATAACCTATTAACAATACTAATAAGCATATAATTGTTATACTATTAACAATGTTAAATTTTAGGTAATTTATAAATCCTATTATGAATAGAATACTGATTATTGGCGTTACCCTTTTATATATTCTTGTTTTTTTAAGGGGCTTACCTGCAGTCAACAGTAAACTTAATAACAAAACAGATATTACACTATAGCTAAAAATTATTGTAGCATGAATAATTAAAATATTATTATAAAACGGCTTATCTATGATAAACTGCACTGGAAGATCCGACACTAAGATAAGAATAGATAGCATAGTAGTCATAAAAACTACAAATACCGTATATATTAAGTATACAATACCTATGTTTTTAGTATGATTAGAGTATAGCGAGTCTTTGAATTTTTTATTTAGATTAATACTATTAGTATGACTATTATTATTTAATAATTTATCATCAGAGTTTTTTTTTTTTTTATTGAATATATTTAACATGAAATATATTATTTAATTATTGGATTCCATTACGAAAAATTGTAATTAGAAAAGCTGTAATCAGGAAAAATTGTAATGTTGCAATAAGTAATTTATAAATTTATATAGACTATGAAATAAATTATTAAATGTAAAAAGTTAAATTGTAAAACTAACCTATTTTTTTTGGTAAACACCCTTGCCTTTAATCAAATATTAATTTTATCTTATCCCACTGATTGCTGTACAAATATAAGACAGTAATTAATTAAAGATTACAATCCCACAAGAATAGGCATGAGCTAATTTATTTTTTGGGCTTTAAATTTCATCTTCTCCCAAATTGCTGTACAAATATAATAACTATTCTGGCAGGCAAAAGCCAATGAAGCCAGGCCAAAACCAGGCCAAAGCCAGGCCAAAACCATTTACTATAATTAGAATGCAATTTCCCTTAAAAGGGGATCTGTTATACTATTTTTTTGGTTTTTTTTTCATAACAAGTAACTGTAATCTAACAGTTTTTTTTTATTTAGATCAATTCATTGAATTTATAGAAACAATTGCAAATATTAGTTTCTAGGGCGTTTAGAAGGTCTGGATTCTTCTTCAGATGAAGAAGAATCTTCACTGCTATAATCTTCACTGTAATTCTCTTCAGATGAAGGTATATCTAGCTCATTTTTTAAGTTTTCGGCATATTTACTATATTCCTCAACGAGACTTCTAAGTCTAATTGATTCATTTAGTAAATATTCTTTTTGTCTTTCATCCATATCATCTTTGTTTATCGCTTCTATGATATCATTGAATTCACGTATCGTATTAATACGGTAGATTTTAGCCATATCGTATTCCTTTAATTTAGAATCTACATCTTCCATAGTTTTTTCTGGAGCAAATTCTGTAGGTTTTTTAGATGATTCTCCACCTTGTTTAGATGATTCTCCACCTTGTTTAGATGATTCTCCACCTTGTTTAGATGATTCTCCACCTTGTTTAGATGATTCTCCACCTTGTTTAGATGATTCTCCACCTTGTTTAGATGATTCTCCACGTTCAGGTCCTTCAATATCTTTCAAAGACTCCAATCTAGCTTTTTCAAGGTCAGCTTCAAAACGATCATTGTCAGCTTCAAAACGATCATTATCATAATCAATTTTACCTCATTGTTCAGGAGTGGTAGCTCTCGCCTTACCCTTACCTTTACCTGATCTTCCGCCGTCGGGACCATCTCCATTAGGATTAGGATCATCTCCACTAGGATCAAACCCATCTCCACTAGGATCAAACCCATCTCCACTAGGATTAGAGTCATCTCCACTAGGGTTAGAGTCATCTCCACTAGGATTAGAGTAATCATCAGGATCGACACCCTCAATTAAAAAACTAATAAATTCTTTACTGTTCATGTAACCAGCATCGATAGCGTCAATTAAAAAACTAATAAATTCTTTACTGCTCATGTAACCAGGAGAGAAAACCCTCTAAAGATACAGATTCTACAACGATAGGCATAGAACTATGTAATATACCACAAATCTCTGAACATTGCAAATTACTCTACTAACCAGGGTCTTATCAAAACCAAAGTAGAGTATTTCTCCCTAAATATAAGTAAATTTTATTTATATCCATTTAACAGAGAACATAAAATTATATAATACTTTTAGAGGTTCTCCTGCACTCTTTTGAGTGGGGTCTGACTATATCTTAAGCTTGCGCCAACCAACATTTAGTCGATGAACTGCACACCCCTTTTTTTTTCAAACCAAAAATTGGTGCTTGGCTGCGGATTACCCATTGAATTATCAAATCTTGATTTTACCTTACCGCGAGTCATTACCTGCGCCACAAGATGTGTTACCACTCTTGTTTGGTTAAGATTGCTTTAGGGAGTTCCCGTCGATTTTGATGGTTTATAACCAGAGGTTCACTCTGATTTTGGCCAGATTTATAATAAGAACTATTTTTATTAGCCTTATTTTACTACAAGAACACTTTATTGTCGATAAGAATTTTATTTTATTACCCAACGCCTAGTTTACGATTGGAACTTTGCTCCTTAATGATACAAGCATCTGAAGGAGCTAGATACCGAAATTAGCTTAACTAATTAGTTATCCTCTGCATAATTTGATTATATAATAGATTACTATTGAACATATTTAAATGTAAATCCTTTATAAACTCCTCCCTTTTTAAGATAAATATAAAGCATTTTTCGGTCCAATTTAATACCTTGGGTCTCAAAATATTTAATTGTATCCGTTATACTTAAAAAGGATTCCTCCTTATAATCAGATATAGATTTAACAATAAGGGGCTTATTTTTTTTATTTACTTGCTTAATAGTTTCTGAAGATATCCTATTTTTTTTGTACTCTTCAATATATAAACCTATTTTTTCTTTTTCTCCTAGACATCTTTCATTATTAACCAGGTAATGTTGATCTAAATATTTACCAGAAAAATTATGGAAGACCTTGCCTTGTTTTATATATTTAGATAAAGTATCCCTTTTAATATTTAGACCTATAGAATGTAAATAGGCAATACAAGATGTTAAAGAATTAAATTCTAGTTTATTGTTTGAATTTGATAATTTAGCTAGATTTACAAACGTATTACCTTCTTTAATTTCAAGTATAACTGGTATACTTCTTCGAGTACCTAATTCATAGCTAAAACGACGTTCTTTGTCCATTATATTTTTTAATTCCTTAACTTCTATACTACTAGGTATAGCATAAGACACAGGAAAACTTAATAAAATAAAACGATTAAGATAAGGAATATTAGTGTCTAAAAATTTAACACAAGAAGATTGATGTATACCTAAGGCTCTTTTTAAACTGATTTGTGATTGAGCATTATAGTAAAGTATTGTACAATCTAAATTATAAACATATATAGACTTACCCTTGGAAGGTCCAAAATTTACAACTCTTAATGTATTTAAGTCATAATGTTTATTTAAAAGCATATACTGTTCTAGGAGTAAAGCATCTTGCGGTTTAAATAAATTATTATCCAATTTAAAAATTTCAAGTTTGAAGGAACTAAGACCTTCCTTGTATAGAATAGGAAGAAATTTACCTCTTAAAGGAAAATCTCCTTTAAAATAATATTCCATACGACGTCTAAGCAAATTAGATGAACCAATATACATAGATTTAGAGGCTTTATGTTCAAAAATATATACTCCTGCAAAACCTTTATGTTTTGATTTACCTACCAAGTTATGAAAATTCTTTAAATTATCATTAGTTATAGGTAAATCGAATTTTATACCTTTAACTTTAGATAATTCCTTTAGTTTGTTAGCACTAATAGAAACTTTCTGATTATAAAGTAATTTATTAATAACTAAATGTGTTGTTACATTTCCGCTATTAATATGATCTAAGGCTAATTTTTCCACAAAGCCCCTATTCAAGTCAAGAGGCTGGGTTTTAGACTCAAAGGCTTTTGGTTTAATGTCTAGCTCTGCAGAGTTTACATTATTAGTCGAATTTCATCTAATCTGTTTACCACAGGTGTTTAAAACAGAAACGAATTTAGGGGGCATATTGACACCAAAAGTGGATCTAGCTAAATTAGGCATAATAATTCCACTGTGTAATAAACAACTATTAGAATAACCTATTTTTCTTCTAATTACGTAAGGAATTATTATAAAAATAAAACTTTTATGACAATAAACATGTTCGAGTAAATTATTCCAACCATAAAATGTACCTAATCTATTAATTAGGACAGAAAATTGATTCAATCTCAAATCTACCCTTTTGCCCTATATACTTATAGGGGCGAGTTAGGGTACTTCTCCCTAAATAAAGCTAAGCTAATAACCTAACATTATCCATTTAACAGATAACTTCTATCTACATACTTAGAGGAAAAAGCGCAAGGCTAGATCCTCATTAATTCGTAAAATGATGATTATAATGACGATGGACCCTTACCAGTAATAGTCCCTGTAAATTCATTTTGGTAATGAAACTCATAACGACCTTTATATAACTTAGTAGGGTTCATATAATTTTTAACATACGCTGTATTCGTCAGAGACTTTCTACCTAAATACTTTGACAAATCGGAGACTGTATTAAAAACTAAAGCACTTTGATTTAATACATCTACTAAAACAATAGATCTAGACAACCTAGATTTTTTTTCGCCCACTAGGTCGAGCAGCTATTCGTCCTACTACATCCGATTTCCAATCAGGGTTCATGACAAAATAAACAGGTGTTTTATCTTGCCCCACTACTACTGGTCGTTCTAGGTTAATATATCTACTAATATACCTGCTATCCGATTTACCATCCAGACTCTTGGCAGCTTTACTTGGATTATCGTAAACACCAAAAAGAGACTTTTTGTCTAGTAAAAGAGCAAAAAGTTTACCTTTTGCCAAAGCATATATATCAACTCCTGTTATAGCCATCACTCCATCCGTAGTAGTGTAACTAGGGGAATCTTCTGATAAAGGCTTCGAAGGATCTATTAAGTAAACATCCATCTCTAAAACAGGGCTATATATTGTGAAATTTTTCAAGTTAATGTATCTATCTAGAGTAGTTTTAGGAATTCCTAATGAAACAGCCGCTCTGTTCTTTGATGAAAATTTCATTAAAAATTCGGTATTATCTCCCACTCTTACTTCTATAGGTTTAGAACTATCATACGTCAGATAAGCACTTTTTTCCATATTACTAAAAGGAAATACAACAGTATAGTTACTATTTAATTTGGGTCTAAAACGAGTCAACCAAAATTGTTCGTATAATCTAACCTCAAATTGTGTGATTGATCGTAACATAAACAAGGATTCTAAGCTTAATTCATGTTCGGGGTTTTGCTTAGTAAAGTTGTTTATATAGTTATTAGTAATTATAAGAGGTCTTCAAATAAAATTATGCCATCCGTGTTTTCGAACTGAAATGTATAAAGAAGTAGAACCACCACTTTCAGGTCTGCTACTTCTAACCTTATGCGTCTTATAACGAGTATATAAACAAATAGCCGATCCTATATAGTAATCACCTGTCTTTAAACAAAAAAAAATATAGCAACCTGACTTTCCTGTATACAAACTAGGATGCCCTAACTTATCCGGACCATCTACCACATATTCTACAAAATCTCTTTGAGTTATTTTCTTAGTAAATTTATATAACGATATTAAATGTAAACAATTATTTTGTATAAATAGTTTTACAACAGGATCGGTATGACCGTTATACATTCTTAATAATATTTGAGAACATTTTGTGATATTAGGGTGGCGTTGACTAGTTGTGAACAAGTGAAAAGAATCCAAAAGACTATCCCAATATGACTGTTGTTTAAGTGACGATGAAGATGTAAACTCCCGTGCCCGTGAAAAACAAGGCGAAAGGCTAACTGCTCTTTTTGCTAAAAAAAAATCTTTTCTCTTAGGATAAACCTTACGGGCGCCGGTGAAAAAGTCGGTTACCGGTAGGCGCTCCTTTAATATCAAATATACCCTTTTGCCCTATATATTTATAGGGACGAGTTAGGATACCTTACCCCTAAATAAAGAGTGCTAATAAAGAGAGCACAAATTATCCAATTAACGGGTAATCAACTATACTTTTTATAAGTCTTACCTCAGGTTTATTTTTTTTCGCTTGAAAGCTAAAGATAGCTAGATAGTCTATAATATATATCTTTTATAAACGAATTTTAAAGCCCCGCACAGGGTAAGCTTAGATATGATAGAAATTACCCTGTATCCTTTCGGATAGGGTTTGACTATATCTTAAATTAATTAGCATATATTTAGTATATAATGCTAAAAATCAACCGACGTTTAGTCGATGAACTGCCCACCTTGGCTAGGGTAAGGTGGTTGGCTGCGGATTACCTATTTCCTTACGTGCATCTATTTCGATGTTACCGTACCTCAATTCATTACGTGAGCCATAAAATGTGTTACCACTCTTACTTGGTTGAAATAGCTTTAAGGCTTTCCCGCAATTTGACGGTTTAGTGTGGGGTCTCCCCCAGCCAGGCATATTTATATTATGGGGTTCTCAATCCCAGATCTACCTGGGTCGTTCTACAACTTTAACCCAAAATTAATTAATATTTTTATCACTAGTAGTAAATTTAAATATATAACGGTTTTTATAAGCTTTACCACTAGATATATAGTTTCTTAAAGTACTTCTGCTGAAACCAAATCTAGCTGCAGCTTTATATGTAGAATCGTAAATTTTTATAGTATTAGTATTAGAATCTAATACTTCGATAGATTTACCATAAGATAAATGTAACTTATTTAGACTTATTTTTCTACGTTCAACTATTAATTCCCGTACCTGCAGTTCTGTTAAGCCCGCTGGAACTGCTTCTGTAATTAATGTGTTAGAAATAATAAAATAACCCAAATAAGGATTATCATTATTATTTATATGTTTTTTATATGAAGTATGGTGTATTCCTAAATCTGCAAGAAAAGCATTTAAAGAGTTACTTGAATGATATAAAATTTTACAATCTATATCATATAAATATATTTTAAACCCTTGATTCATTCTAAAATTAACTATTTTATGTGTATTTAAATTAAATTTTGCATCTAACAAATAATATTGCTCTAAAAAACAGTGAGAATACTTAGAGTAAGAAGAAGGTATAACGGTTACTTCTAAGCTAAACGCTTTCAATTCTTCCTTTTCTAACATAGGTAATAGTAGACCAGTATCTTTATTATTAAATAATGCATTTTTCTCAAAGTATTGTTTAAATCTTCTTCCTAAATCATTACTAGATCCTACATATTTTTTACTTGAGTATTTATGTGAAAAAACATATACCCCTGCATTACTACGTTTCGATGATGGTTTTCCTATTAATTCTAATAAGGCTGGATAAGTTTGATTTGTTATAGGTAAATCAAAGCTTACCTTAGGAAGAGATAAAAGTTGGTCTAATTCCTTTTGAGATATAGAAACTTTTTGATTAAGTAATACACTATTTAGAATCTCACTAGTAGTAGGATTACCGCTATTAATATGTTCTAAAGCTAAAGAATTAGGACGATATTCTTTTTTAAATGTAGCTAAACTAGATTCAAATCTAGATAATCAATTTAATTGGTTAGAATTAGAACATTTCATATTAAACATACTTACAGCTGGACGTTTATTAAAACCTATCCCGAAGGGATCCCCTTTGGGATACCTGAGGGCATACCCTGCGGAGATAGTACCTGCAGGTCCTATTATATATTGTCTTTTACTAAAAGCAGATTCTACTTTACTAGTGTCAAATTTTGATGTCGGTTGTATATTGATTGTACTAAATAAATAATATAGTTTATTTAAAGATAAAAACATTATTAATAATATAAAACTATATTTAGTAAAAAAATCGTACAACAACTTATGCCTAATAATAGGTCAGGCCGTTGTAGTAACTTTAATCTAGAGTTATTTTATAAATAGTTAATACTATTTAGTATATTTAGTTCTAGAACCGGTTATCCCGGCGACTAGAGTACACCTTACAACACTAAAGTCTGTGTTGAAGAACCGTCTACTCGTTGCTCTTTTACAGTAATTACTGATTTAGATCCGCGATCGCCCATTTCTGTTACCATCATCTTTAGTGATCTTACCTTATCCTGAGTCATTAATCAGGCCAGTAATAAGTTTCCTTAATTACCTTGGTTACTAAAGGTTTAGGGCTTCCCCGGAGTTTGACTCTTTAGCACATATAATGAATAGCCTACAAACATTATTTTTTTATGCATCACATTTTATACCTAAGGCAGGTATAGCAAATGAATGAATAACATCTGCTGCAGTAAGAATAAATCTAGTGTGTGTGATTTCAGGAAGTATAACTCGATTATCAACTTCTAGCATTCTTAAAGCTCCTTTTTCTAAATCAGATTCTGGAACTAAATAAGAATCAAACTCTACAAAATCTCCATCACTATTTAGGAAATCTGGATATTCGTAGCTTCAATATCATTGATGACCCTCTGCTAATACAGATAAGGATGGATCTGTAACTTCATCCATAAGATAAAGTAGTTTAAATGAAGGGAAAGCTATTAATACCAAGATTAGTGCTGGGGTGATGGTTCAGATTAATTCGATAAGTGTACCGTGGGTAAGATATTTATTACTAATAGAATATTTAGTATAATTAAAATATTTAATAATAGATGCTTGTATTCAAGCCACACTAAATAATATAGCCACTAAGTAAAACATAATATCATCATGTAACTCCACTAGAGCTTCCATTTGTGGACTAGCACTATCTTGGAAGTAAAGTCCTCAAGCTCTAGGTGCATCACAATTAATAAAGTCAGGAGATAAAGAATAACAAATTACTGAGAATACTACCAATCCTAAAAATATAAAGACAGAATTAACAATATTTTTGTATGATCTGTAGAAAACTGATAAAAAATTAGGTAAGATAAATAATATAGATTGCTTACAGTTATTGCATATAACAGCTGCACAATTATTAGTATTAGTTGCACAAACATAAAATGTTTCTTCTGCTGCATTTACTGCAGCATGTTGCACACCTTGAGTAGTAGGATTGAAGTCGCAAAGTGGATATAGATTATTTGCATATTCTTCACCTGTTACTTTGATTGCGTTTCATACTTCATGTAGACAGCCACCCATGTTAGCAATTTGTTGTAAATTTTCCGCGGCACCAGCAGCGTCAAAACTCGACTGTAATGGCAAGCTAGTAAATGCGTGTGGTTTAGGTGGGTTATGTAAAGCTCATTCTAAACCAGGAGAACATCTATCTTTAAGTATACGGTAATAATCACTAAATAGTTGAGGAACTGCTCAAATGTACCCATAAATAGCTTTACCTTTTACAAGTTGTAAATACACTATTTGTAAGAATAGTGCAGTAGCAGCTACAGATATAACTGAACCAATACTACTAATAAAGTTTCAACCTGTAAAAGCATCAGGGTAATCACTTACCCGACGTGGCATTCCTTGTAGACCTAAGAAATGTTGAGGAAAAAAAGTTAAATTAACCCCTGCGAATAACACTCAGAAATGAGCTTTAGAATATAATAAATTATAATCTAATCCAAGAATTTTAGGAATTCAGAAATATCATCCACTAAATAAGGCAAAAACAGCTCCCATACTTAATACATAGTGGAAATGCAATGTTTAAACAGTGGACTGTTTCTTTACCAGTAATAATATGCTATAAAATAATCATATATAAATTACATATTATTAACATTTTGAAATTTAAATGCAATAGGTGAGAAATCTTTAGGGATACTTAACCGAGAATACTTTTTTACGTTTAAGAATTATTTAATTCCCTATAATTTCTATTCTAATATCAAAATTAACATTTCCATATATTACATCTGCAAATCAATTTAAAAATGTATAATCTTCAGTATCTGGTAACTGACGTGCAGTCTCTGAGAGTCCTTTACAGTTCTCTGCTGATTGTATATTCATAAATTAAAAATTTATTGTAGTATCACTATTTTGACTATTAACATCTAGTTTAAAGATAAACATTTTAATAAACAGTAAACAATACACAAATAATATAGTTTCCAGCATATAGTCAGTTGCAAAATAATTCTTAATAGAAGATGAATTATTAAGGCCCATTTGAGCCACAACGTAATAAGTCTGTTAAAACAAGGATACATAGTAAATATCCAAGTTTATCCCTTTTTATATGTTAGCTCAAAGATAGAGTACTAAACAATTTATAAGGGGATCGGACTATATCTTTATGGATTTTAACAATTACTTTTAAAATCCAATGCATTGCGTATAGTCTCTACAGATCAATCCATTATATATATTATGTAATAGATAAACCCACGGTGTTGATTACAATATTGTTGTGATATACTAGCATTATAGTATATATTATAACTTTCACCGTTCGCAATATATATATTAACAGATTTAATCAGCTTTCGAACGATTAATAATATATTACGGATTAAATCTCAATTTAATAAAAGGATATACTAAATATAAGTTTAATCAAGCAATGTGACAACACGACACTTCTATTAACAATACAACAGGCGCTTTTGCATAAAAATACGAAATTATTTAATTATAATGATTAAAAAATTTACAATAAGATATTTTTTTGTAACCTAATAAGGGATATTTATAAAAATGTTCCAAAATAATTTTTCTAGATTTAGCATTGTATATATGTAAACGATAGTAATTAAAATTACCACCTATTTTTGGTTTATCTTTAACAATAACGTTTTTACTATTAAAATATAAATTTATTCATTGAAGAATATGCAGTTCATCATTTTGTCCTATAGTAAAAGCACTTTTTCTTAAGTGACCCTTTTCATTGAATACTAAACTAAAATTACCCTCTGCTTCTACAAAACCTGAAAGTCATTGGGGAAAATATGAAGGTAATTCTTTTTTAGAAAGATCTTTCAAAATTTGTTTTTTATTATTATATTTATTATTTCTATTTACAATAAAATTGTTAATATCTTTTTCTAATAAACAATTTTTTGCAAATTCTAATTGGCATTGTTTTCTTGCAGTTAATAAAGGATATTTAGCTAATACTGAAAAAACTTTTGCTAAATCATTTTTATTACTAGCTATTCATGTAACATATCGATCTTTTCTTTCGATAACAACTCTTCCTCCAATAGTTTCTTTTATTAAATTAAGCATACTAACATTTTCTACCTTATTATTTAAAGAAATAACAATACGTATAATTATACTATTAGATTTATTTGAATTTAAATTGCATGTTATAGTACCATCCCCTTCTAATAGCCCGACAAAAAATTGCTCTATGTATGTATTTTCAGAGGGTAATTTATATTTTATTACCCCCTCCTTTTCTGTTGTATTGTTAATACTTTTATCGTGGAATGCGATATCAAGTGAGGCATTAGCTAAAACAACTCCTGATACGAGAAAAAAAAAATTCATTAATCCATTAATCTTTCATAACTAAAGATATACCCGTTATAGACACCACCTATCTTAGCATAATTTTTTTATGCGGGGCTTCGAGGGGAAGGTAGTGATTTAAAAACATATTTATTTTTATAAGGCTTTTCTGAATTAAGCTTAATTTTTCTAGCTATAGTACTCTTGGGTATATCAAGAGCCGAGGCCGCCTTACTTATAGAGTCATACTCAGTTACTAGATTACAAGTTAGGTCTGTAACCTCAACTTTAAAACCAGCTCTGGGTACTCAATCTCTATTCTCCTGAGCGGATTTCATTTTGGCAAGAGTTTCCTCTGAGACTTTCACACCCTTACGCTTTAAGAAAGCATTAACCATCTTCTCCCTAACTTCTTCGGAGGCTAAAACATTCTTAATCTTATTTTTAGTTGCTTCTGAGTGTGTTCGACCCATCATTTTAGCAATGGTTTCAATAGTATGTTTACGGCCGCCTATCTTTTTCATACGTATCTTTTCGATCGCCTCAGAAGAATGCACAAAACCTATAGCTGAACCCGCAAACTTTAAAATGTTATACTCCGGTTTAAAGGTATCCATGTAATATTGTTCTCTCATGATTACATCTTTTCTATCACAATATTCCAAGATATCTAATTTAAATCTTGAATAACCATACTTTAAAATGGCTTTATGAATAAGACTATTTTGTCTAAACTTGGTTAATAAATTTAAATTGTAATATAGTGCAAGTCTTCTAGATAAACTTACAGAACTTCCGATATAAGACTTACCATTTGTTAAATTAGTTCAACGATACACACCTGATTTACCTTTATTATCTTTGATTATAGACAATTTATCCGTGTCAGCATTTAGATAAGTAAGTACAGGAGAAGCTGCGAATAAATTTAGATCATCCAAATTAAACCCATATAAATATGATAAATTTACACTCATTAGTGTGTGTTGAACTTCTACCAATGTTCATGTACCTGATACAATAAGAAAAAATTCAAAAAAGATATTTAAAGGAGCTTTTTTATTTTTCTCGTTAACCCTGGGCAGCCAAGCGGTTAAATAAGAGGTGTTAATAAGTAATACCCTATTAATTCAGGTCTTATTAAAAGTTAATTGATTAATGAATATATTTTTTTTGGACTATATCTTCTCGAGGTAAATACCCCGAGGACTACGTATAGTCTCTGAGGATCCCCACTAAATTATTTGGTAATATTGTGGGTTTCCTGCTGATGGTTAAAAATCAGACTTTATCACTGAGATTTAGCCTGCGCCAATCTCGAGTAGAATAATTGTAATAACTTCCCAGCATATAGTAGTCTTTTTATTTCTCTACTTCCAGATTATTAAGATACGAGATAAAAAAAAAAATATATCTACTGCACGCTTCGTAGCACAGAGTTAAAAATAATTACCATCCACCCAACCCATCATAATTAGATTTTTGGTTATTATTTCTCATTAACGACAGAAAGGGTCGTCGGCTTATATAAAAAGTTTCTCTACCAGTTAAAAGCATAGGTTCAACATATTCTAAAATTAAAAGAGAGAAGTTTGAATGATCGTATTTAAGTAAGGCTCTGGTAATAGGCATATTAAAATTTTGTTTGCTTTTTAAAAAAGCCTTATTAAGATAATTTCTCATTCTAGAAGCTAAATTAATAGAACTTCCTACGTAAACATGTCCATTTACCTTGTTTATTAAACAGTAAACACCTGATTTATCTCTTTGTTCTTTTAGTATATTAACTCTATCTTCCTTAAAACTATCATAAACTTTTACAACCTTTAAATCTTGGATATTATCTTGGTTATAAGACTGCTTATCACCAAAATTAGAATAAGATCGAGTTATGATAGCGTTTCCTAGCGGCACTCTAGTAAATTGGCTATACCGAGAATTCAGAATTAATGAATTTTTTCTTACTTGGACTATCTCTTCCCGGAGTAAAAATCGGGGACTGCGTATAGTCTCTGAGGATCCCGCTATATTTTTATTAAATATAATTAGGTTTCCTGCTGATGGTTCAAAATTAGGCTTTATAACTGAGATTAAATAAAACTCTAGTAGCATAATTGTCAGAAGTTCTCAGCATATAGTAGTCAAATCTAAGAATCCATATTCCACCCTTTTTATAAGGGTGGAAGATGGACGTAAATAGAGGGAGAGCTATCAGGTTGTTATTTAACCCTCCTATAGTAAACATAAATACAAAACCTAATGCAAATAATAAGGATGGTATTAAGTTTAAAGAACCTCCGTAACAGGTTGCTAACCAAGAAAATATCTTAATACCAGTGGGTACAGCAATAATTAAAGTTGCGGCCGTGAAATAGGCTCGTGTGTCTACATCGAGCCCTACAGTATACATGTGCAAACTTAGATAGATATAATTTTTATATCTAGATGTTTTTTGAATGTTCTGACCATTTAGATATAATTTTCGATTAATCTATTTAATTATATCAATCCCTTTACATCAATCCATTATAACTAGAAGATTACTAAGTTCCGACTGTACATTCGCGAGCGTTTCAGCTCTACGTAGGTGAACCAGTCTGTAGCGGTGCTCCAAGTCACCGTCGGTCTTCAACTAAGGGCATTGTTAACCGTTTTCACCATGTCCAGTTATTATTTAAAACATACTTATTAATATGAAATGTATCATGTTTCTCTGGAAAGTTGCCATGAAAAATAATAACTAAGTGGGATTTTAAACCCACTGCACCAAATCAGAAGATTAATGCAAATTTTTGATATATCTAATCATTATCTTTATTAATTAATATACTTAATCCTCTTAAATTTTCCATGTTTGAAGGTATTTTGTGTTCTTTGTTTAAAACACAATTATAGATTACTTTTCATTTTGTAAATGCAAATTGTTTTTTTGTTCTTAACGTATAAAGATTGAAATATTCAATAATTAAAGCTAATTTACTGATATTAGTTATAGCAAACCTACAATTATTGTTTTTACGTGTATAAATTGAACCTGAACCTAATATAATTTTTAATTGATTAAATAAAGGTAATCCGTCTTTTTGATCTACAATAAATCTTAAACTAATACCTTTATTATTTTTAGGTATATAAACATTAAAACAACCCTCAGCATCTGTAAAACCTGAAAATCAACTATTTTTAAGCGATAATTTAACAAGTTTAGTAACTACTAGTAATTTCTCTTTATTGTTATTTTTACTATTTCATAGCACAGATCATTCTACTAATTGCTCGTTTTTATTTTTAAGATGAATATTACCATTGAATAAATGGAATAATAAAAGAATACTTGATTGATCTCTAACTATAAATCTAGAAAAATCCTCAAATTCTTTTACATAACCAAACTTTAATATATCTTTTATTTCATATAATATTTTCGATTCTTTTTGCGTTAATACAAACACAGGTATATTTTCATTAATACCTAAATACCCATCTCCTTCGGCGAAACCTATAAATCATCCTAATCAATTAGGATCAAGTGTAGTATTATATTTTTCATAATAAAGTTTATTAAATTTAACAAAAGATAAATCAGAGATATTATTTCCATCGAATGCTTTTTTAGCGGCGATACCCATCATTGTTTGCATTGATAGATAATAGGGTTTCCCACTGTAAAAGAAAACCCATCAGGGTGTTAGCAGATATTCCTCATATCTACCCGCTTAGCTATATAACTATGCGCTCCTTTCACAAGGAGAATCGGACTATATCTTCATCTTTTAATTAATAACACTAAGGATGCGCAGATCCTGTTTTTTTTGTCATACCATTATCAATATTAATCTGTTTCTGTCATGCTCTTACTTGGGCTAATCCTTCTTCAGTGAGATGTAATTTATTAGAAACGAGATTATGAATAGTTAATCACTTCTCAAAAGATTGAGCCTTCTTAGTAAGTAATGGAAATACTTTAAAGTAAGATATTAGATCATTCATTGTTTTAAAGCCTGTAGCTGTGTAACGATAAACACCGTCCGTTTTGGATCTAAGAGTTACTTTACCAAATCCAAAAAGGTTTCGTATGATCAGAAGGATAGTACTATCCTTCTGATCAAGTATATAACGCATTTTTATAACATGACCTATTGCATATCTTGCATTGGATGTTATGGATACATTAAAACATCCTTCAGCGTCGGTGAAACCAGATAATCAAGCATCTTGTAATGTAACTGAAACAGCAGTATTAATCAATATAATTGTATTTGACCCAAAACGATTGTTTAAAGCTTGAACTCAAAAAGATAATTGTTGTATTCTGTGTGTAAGTGCCAAATTACCGTTAAATAAAAAGGCTAGAAGAAGAATATGTGAGGGATTATCTACAATTAATCTGTAGAAGTCATTTTTGTTCCCACTTTTCCCTTGTGGAAAATGCTTAACAGCACCTATTCCTAACTTTTTCTGAATGTAGAAAAGGATAGCACTTTCCTTTTGAGTAAGAACAAAACGTACTCTTGTACCATTCGCATAAGTTTGAATGGCACCATCCCCTTCTATAAACCCAATAAATCAAGTTAATCAGTTATTGGATAGATGTTGCGTGTCATTTACAAATAGTGTATTATAATACTGACGAAATGCTGAAAAATTAAAAGATGTTTCGCGTATAGCCTCTGAAGCACTCTGTGTTTTACTCTCTGATGAGCACAGGGACAGATTGCCGGCTGATTGGGCATAGCTAATCGAATTTTCACCATTCAAGGTACCAATTAGCACTAAGCAGTTCCAGCTTACAGCGAAATAAAAAATATAAGTCCTCATATCACTAAGAGGCGAAGCCAAAACTCAACTTCAAACTACAAATCCTAAAATTCCAATAGAGCACATGGCATAGACCATTCCTAGATACGATTATAATATTTTAATTATTAAAAAGGTTATTATAGTAAACTTTCATTTTTTAAAATCTTTAAAGATGAAAATTATTTATTTACATCTTTAATTAGTTCCCTCATTTTTATAAGGCCTAATGGAGTCAGGTGTTCTTTAGCTAATAATATATTTCGTATATTACATCATTTTTTAAATGCATTTTGTTTTTTTGTTTTTAAACAAAATTTATTAAAATAATCAACAGTGACCTCATTTCCTTTTAAGGAACCATTAGAATATCTATAAACATCGCCCACTCCAGTATTATTTACATTACCACAATTAAATATATTTTTAATATGTAATAATATTGATTCTTCTTTTTGATCAAGAACAAACCGAGCATTTATTCTTTTACGAATTTTTACTTCCTGTTCCATACCCTCGCAAATAAGTTTAATTTTAACTTTTTGATTAACTTCACTTGCGTAGAATGATCCTTCAGCGTCTGTAAATCCGGATAGTCAAGCATCATTAAGCGTAGGATTAAAAGGCTTAGAAATAAAAGTAAGATCTTGCCCATAAAACTTATTTATAATTTCAAACCAATCTTGAAGTTGTTTTATTTTATTTTTAGTAGCTAAATTACCATTAAATAAAATAGCTAGTTTTATAATTTCATCTTTTTTATTTACACGATATCTATAACTATTTACGTTACTATCATAATAAACTTTTCCTATTCCTAAAACTCGTTCAATCTCACGTAAAATATGCTCTTCAGACTGAGTTAAACCAAATAAACAATAATTATTATTAAAATGAAAACCTCCGTCACCTTCGGAAAATCCAAGAAATCATGTTAATCAATCAGGATCTATATATTTATGTGCAGAATAAAAAGAATCAAAATTTAAAAGGCTTTGGCTATTTTTACAGTATAATCTTTTAGATTTTAAATTTAAATGCTATTTTATTATATTTATTTTATTAAAATATAACAAATTGGACCATCTCTTTATCGACATTAATTATAATTTAACACTAAATTATATTGTATTATTACTTAGAATAAGATGATACTTTTCAAATAAACGAAAATGGACATCTCTTTATCAACTAAATAATATAAAAACACTCTATTGCTAATAAATTTATACATTAAACTTTGCCAGATACTATCTTATCTCACTTAATCATAAAATTTTTTCAACTTTTACCTAATACTGAATTAGGTGTTGCATTATGAGCATGAAGTACTCTAAGTTCATAAAATTTATTAACCATGTGTAATCTTACTCGTTTTTCAGATCTAGAAGGATTAACTTTAAAATAATCATTAACTAGTTTTAACACTTCATCTTTTCTATAACAAGTTCATTTAAATGCTCCTACTTTAGCCTGAGTATAAATTTTTCCACCATACAGTTCAACTAAAGCATCTAACAAAAATTTGTTTTTTTGAGATGCAGTAATAAATAATTGACCAGATTTATCATTCATATAAACGCTACCATCACTATCGAAAAATCCTGAAAACCAACCATTATAGTAAGTTAATGGTTGTGGGTGAATTAAGTCTATGTTATATTTTTCGCATATTTTACCTAATTGAAGCATTCTTACAGGATTTCGAATAAGACCATTAACAGCTTTTATTATATTTAATAAGCCTGTTTTATGATGCAATCTATATCTTAAATGATTATCACCAGCCTTTAATTTTACTGAACCTCCAAAATTCTGTTTAATTATATATAGACAATGTTTATCCCTAAGTTCCATAACTATTTCTAGACTAGCATATCCTTTTTTTGATAATTGAAAACAACCATCACCATCAATTAATCCTGCTAATCATTCATTAAAAACCTTATTTTTATCTGAATCTTTAAGATTCTCATTTTTAATATTAGTATCTTCGATAATTTCTGAAAAAATAGAATTATCAACTAAATCTAAATTATCGAATTTTTGTGTCGATAACAAACGTATGGTCTCTGAAATTCCTACTCACATGCTTAATCTTATAGACTTATTAATCTTATAAATAAATTCGCGAATATAAAGATATAATCTTTCTTTCAGGAAGATTCAATATTTATTTTTTATTTGATACAATGCAAATATATAATTTATTAATATTACATTTTTTAAACTTAATAATATTTTTTTAATAAATTGAAAATGTTTCACACCATCTAAAAAACTCGAAAATCATTCTTCAATTAAATTACTTTGATTGTAATACTTGCTCGGAGAGCAGCCTACGTAAGTAGGGCGTTTCAAATTAATAAAATAATGTCTACTACTTACTAAGGGAGATTTTCCTTTATAACAAGACATTTGTACAAATGTTCTTTTTTGAATAAATGGTTTAAGTAATGTATTTTTATTTAAACTACTTTGTTCGCTAATAACTCTTCCTGAATTCATACCCTCTTTGATGACCTTAATATTCTTTAGCCCTTCTGTAGTTAAATGTGACTTATTTTCTATTAATAACGCAACTTGTTTATAGTTAGAAAATTCTGACAATTTAGCACCTATAAGCGGATATTTATCAAAAAAAGGAATAATTATTTCATTAATATTTTTGAATTTAGTTACAATAAAGTCACCAGCCATTCTTTTTTCATAACCTACATAAGATCCACATCCAAAATAATTTACCAAATTTTTCAATAACTCAGCATCACGTGAATGTTGAGTTATTATAAATGCCAATGAAACTTGAAAACCAATATCATGTGATTTAGATTTATTTATTTTTACATAAAAACATCCTTCACCGTCTGTAAATCCAGCTACTCAGTAAGGGTCAAAAGTTTTTGGTGTTTCAAACTTTGGTCTTTCAATTGGAACTATATTAGGGAAATTTTCCTTTAATAAAAGGGATAATCCTTTATTTAGTGAAGCTCTAATGCTAATAATTTCTATTAATCCTTCCATATTTAAATGTTCTTTATTTTTCATCCTTAAAATAATTTTTTTAAACAGTTCAAAATCTCCACGTTTTTGAGTTAAAAGTGGGTATTTATCAAAATGAGGAATAATTACATTAACTAAATCATTTATAGAACTAACAGTATAAATAGTAAAATCTTTTATTATATGAGTATTACCTACTCCAAAAAAACTGTTGATTTCTTTTAATAAATATATGTCTTTTTTATTTAATGATATTTTAAAAGTAGGTTGGATGTGTCAACCCGTTTTAGTATTAAGTTTTTTTTCTATTTTGAAAGTAAAACTTGATTCACCATCACAAAATCCTGTTACATAATAAGGATTTAATTTATTTAAAACATTAGCACTTTTTCCGTTTGGTAAATTGGATAAGTTACATTTTGAGATATGGGCTGGATTATCCTTAATCTTAGATCACTGCTTTGGCGACCTTTACCATCTTGCCTACTTTACACATACTTCTTTCTCGGCTTTTATGGCGGAGGCGGTCGCATAACGCTTCCTTTCGGTTGCTATTGGAATACACCTTACACATTACACTATTCTCCGTACGTTTACCCTTTTTTTACTTTCGTCTCTGGTGACTCTCCCTCGCTCGCTGGATAGGATTCCTGTTAGTTCAGCAATGTGGTCGAAGTTATCCCAATAGTACCTATTGACGAGCTGATACCTAGGAACCTCTAAAAACACGCTTGTACCTGTCCCCGCTTTCGACTGTAATCACCGACTACTGATAATCGTAATTTTTTTAGGAGCTATTCGCAACTAGTGGCTTTTTATTGCCCCTAGCAGATGCAATGCGAAGTACCATCTACTCTCTGCTCTTTTAAGGCTCATTTTATGAGTGTCTGCCCATTTAGATCCGCGAAGGTCCATTTCCTCTTATTTTTCTATCGAGGCCCAACCTAGTCTGTCCTCCTCGTGAAGTCATGTAAAGTTTCCTTAGGGGTGTTCGTATCTCGACCTGTTCCCCTCCCAAGACGTATTCCGACGCCTATTTTATACCCACCACAACCATAGAGGATAACACCCACTGTACCGGCAACATGAGATAAAAAATGGTACGTCAGTTGATCATTTGTCTTCTTACGATACCTGAGTAATTAGTTCAGCCGCACCTTAGCCCGTATTGTTTAGACTTGATGTTTCGTAACAAATGCTTTAGGAGTTGCCCGGAGTTTGGCACTTCTAGAACTAGTTGACGGGACCTCTACCCCGTTCTTTGTTCAAATTTATAAAATTTGGTGCTTTGGTTATCGGCGGGTTCCCAGTAGGAAATAAAATTTCTTGTACAAACATTTTTACATTTTTAAGCTTTATTTTTATATTGTTTAAAATAAATAAAAAAGTAGTTTGTAGTATATGATCTACTGAATTCCTGCAAATAGTTTGTTGCGTTAAAAATTTTTTTAAAGGGCCATCTTGACCGAATACGCTCTTATTAGAATTGGCTGAAATTGTAGTACTTATTATACCAAATCCTGGGATTATTAATATGTAACAAATATTTTGATTAACAGAACAGCATCGACTTTAAATCAAAGTCTGTTCTAATTAATTCTCAAAAACTTTTATATTCTTGTTAGGACTTTATCTTGAATTGTAGTATTTTCTTCGTGATGGTTAATTAAGGACTTTATTCTTATAATTTTTAGTAACCCTTTATCTGTTAAATGTTCTCTGTCTTGTATTAATATATAGACTTTTCTTCATCTTAAATAACTTACATGTTTTCTAGACTGTAAGTTAAATTGATTAAAATATTCTATAACATTTTTAGCAGAACCAAAACTAGTAGAACCATAATAGTAGGTATCTTGGGATTTTCTATATCCAATGTTACCACCTAGATAATTTTTTATTTTCGTTAATAATATATTATTCTTTTGATCGATTTGATAATTTAATCTTATTTCTGGCTTGTTTCTCGTATTACGGTTAATAATCTTTACTTGAAAACTAGCGTCCGCATCAGAAAAACCTGCTAACCAATGATTATTAAAATCATCTGTTAAGTTCATAGTAAAATTCATATTTATACCTTTATATCTATCATGATTTAATATATTATTAATTACTTGGTTAAATCTATTTTCTGACCTTAATTTACCATTTATTAAGTTAAGCACATTTAGTATTCCTTCCTTTTTAGACACTATTAAAAGATATGCGTTTTTATCTTTCACTTTTTTAACATTACAATTACCTAATTTTTCTTTTAGATAATAAGCAAGAAATGCATCTGGAGAACTAAATACTATAACTAATTGTTGAGCTTTACTGAAATGACCATCACCATCTATTAAACCTGCTAAATAATGACCTAATTGTTCGTTATTAAGAGGCTTCAAATGTTTAGGAACATGTTTTGATATATGTTTTACATGTTCTGAATTTACTACAATCCCGCCGCGTAAAGTCTCTGAGGTTTCATTCGTTAAAATATTACCGGCTGATTTACTTCTTTGTTCTAACTTTTTTACTGTGTCATTTAAGATGGAGTATTTAGAACTATATAGTGAAGCAGTCCCAGCATATGGCAACGTTAAGAGGCCTACATACGTAACCTCTGGATGCTACATTGTTTATTACAACAATGTTTGGACCATCTCTTTAAATATATTATTCTACTCATAATTTAATCACTTATTAAAAAAAATACTTCAGCTTTTGGCTAAATAAGTTTCTGCTTCAGCTTTATGTGCTTTCATACCCTTTAATTCATAAAATTGAGGAACTAAATGTAATCTACTATTTTTAGCAGATCTTGAAGGATATTCTTTAAAATATTCGATTAATTTAAGTACATCCTCTTTTTTAGTGATATATCATTTATAAGACTGAGAACTACCCCTATCGATAATTAAACTATATGCCCTAAAAAGGGTAAATTACATTATTTTTGAGAAAATATACTGATTTTTATATGGTTTTTTTTGTTTTCTTAAAATATAATTGGAAATTCTTGCTTTATTTATGTTAAGAGCTTTTGCAGCAATAGTCATAGATTCATAAATAGTTGTATAACCAGTTTTTACATCTAACACAGATATTTTTTGAAATGTATGCACTTTTGCAGCAGTCATTTTAACCCGCATTTCATCCGTAAAAGTTTTTCCGTACATTGGATTATTTTTACCCGCTTTGGCTATGGACATTTTTAAAAGTGTTTTTTCTAAATGTTTGCTTCCTTTATGAGTAATTGACATCTTTGCTCGGGTTTCCTTTGAACTTATATAACCTAATCGTGAACCTGCAGTAGGTAAAATATTATATTCTGGGTTTAATTTATTAAAATAGTGCTGCTCTTTCTTAAGCAAATCTATTTTTTGTATTAACTTTTCCTTTTCAGGATTAGGTGTACAATATTCTAGAATTTCCAGAGAAAAGTTTTCGTGCCCGTATTTAAGCAATGAATTATAAATTTGACTAAAAGATCTTTTAACTTCTTTTTTTAAGAAGCTTTTATTATAGTACTGAGAAAACCTAAAACTAAGATCAACACTGCTACCTATGTAAGATTTACCATTTATATTATTCACTCATCGATAAATACCTACTTTTTTTTTATTATCTTTAATAATATCTGTTTTTTGAATATCCGCATTATCATAAATTTTTATAGGTATAAAAGATAGTAAATCAAAGCAATCCAAGTTAGATTGTTGTAAAAAACAAAGATAAATAAAGGCAAGCAACGTAATTTGTTTTATCCATCTTCCCATACAAAAATCAATAAAAAATTCTCATGTAAGGAAGCTTTTTGATACGGTATAGTTTGAATCTTTTAAAATATCTAAGATATGATTTGAGTTCCTACTAGTTGTGTGGAAACTACGGTGAAATTTATTATTAAAAATTGACCAGGCTTTCCTTAACATAGACTTTTGTGGAGCTTGGTATGCTTTTAAATCCATTAACTCAAAAAATTGAGGGGCTAAAAAGAAACGTTTATGGCGATCAGACCGCAAAGTGTATTTTTTGACATACTCTAAAAAGTTTAATATTTGATCTCTATTTTCTAAAGAGAAAATTGATCATACAAAACGACCATTACGATCTAATTTTATATCACCCCCAAATATATCTTTATAAAAAACTACGAGATTATAATTCTTGTGAGTCAGTGATGCAATTAATTGAGGTTTATTATCAACTAGCCTCTCTCCAGGGAAAGGAGAACGAGTATGGCCAAATACTACCGGTGGGTCTAGTTGAATATTAAAATCCCCGCATGCGTCAAAAAATCCAGAGAATCAACCATTTTCATATGTTAATTTCTGAGGGTATATAAGAGTTATCCTATATTTAAAACAAATATTATTTAATTGAACTAATCTATAAGAATTACGAATTTCCCCATTAACATCATTTATAAGATTTATTAAACCATCTTTATGGTGTAATCTATATCTCAATGCCTTAGCATTAGATCTTAATTTTATCGATCCACCATAAACATTTTTAATAGTCTGCAATGCTCGTTCATCTCTTATATCCATGGTAATCTCTAAGCTTGCATACCCCTTTTTTGATAATGAAAAACAACCATCACCATCTATTAATCCAGCTAATCATTGTTTAAATTTTAAATCTCTACCTGAGTTACTCAATTTATGAATTGATCTTATATTTAACAAACGTATGGCCTCTGAAGTTCCTACTCACGAGCTTAGCGCTTTGGTTACTTGCGGATTATTCTTATTTAAAAGGCTTTTTACTTTAGCGGTATATTGTAAAATATATCTTACGCCTAAAGTACCTCCGAAAATTACAAAGAACTCCCCGCTTATAGTTTGTTGCGATAAATTTAATTTAAAGGGCCACATTTGACCGAAAAATCCGTTTCTTCAAATTTAACTTTTCTATATTCTCTGGTTAAATTTAAGCACCGGTAGTTTAAACTCCAGGCTTGTGTATCATTCCTAAATTATAAAAGAAACCGACTGTACATTAAGCATCATTTCAGACATCTACAAGTGAACCAGTCTGTAACGGTCGCTTAAATAACCGACGGTCTTTAAATGATAAACTTATTGACCGTTAAAACCAGTATTGCTAATATTTATATTACTTTTCCTTAAATTTATATTACTTTTCCTTATATTTATATTACTTTCCTTATATTTATAAAGATATATAAAATTTGAACAATCTTAATAGAGACCTATAAACCTTGAACGTAAGAGTTGCAAATAATAATAACTAAATATTAACTAAGTCTAAGGTATGTTCAAAAAACATTCACTATTGGAGATCTTATCCATTTTTACATCTGTCCATATAGTGTCATAACTTAGACGTAAAACCCTAACTTTTTTTCCGTCCGTAGTCTTTTAAGGTTTACTGATTTATTAATAATTTTTACTTTCCCAGTTATTTCACGTCTTTTTAGTACATCTAAATTATTTTTATTAATAAGATTCTTATGAATATCTTTTCATAGTTTGTATGATAAAGATTTTTTAGTATATAATGCATAATTTTCAAAATAAGGAAAAACGGTTTTACAATTGTTAACTCCTCCCAGTCTAAATTCATAAGTATTATCTTCTGAATGTAGAGAAACAATTCCTCCTTTGAATAATACACAAAAGTGTTCTATTATTTTTAGATTTATTTCTCACTTTTAGGATATATTAAAGTTGAAACTAAATCCTTTTTTTTCACTTATGGAACAAGTAAAACAACCTTCTCCATCCGTAAACCCTGCAAACCATGCATCATCAAAAAAAATAAATTTATTACTAACTATTACAGGTTCTAATCTTATTCTACCTTTAGTAACTCATTCATTAAACCCTTTAACGAAAATATCAAATTTTTCTTGTCTTTTAGGTAAAACAAGATTACCGTTAAATATACTAATAATAATGTCTATTTCTCTCTTATTTTGTGTTACATATCTACTAGTAATAGCTGATTGGCGTATAACTTTACCAAATCCAAGAATTTCTTGTATAAATTCTAAAACTTGTTTATCAACTGTAGCTTGTGTAATAACAAATACTAAATCTCCTCTATTATTTACTATAAAAGAACCCTCTCCTTCAGTAAAACCTACTAATCAAGTTAAAAAGTTTTATGATGGAGTTTTATTGTTTTGAAAATAGGCACTGTATTTCTCCTAAAATGCAATAAAACAAAAACCACTATTAAATGATACAGTACTATTAGAAGATATACTATCAAATATATATGGAATAACAAAGTAACACCCAATGTTATCATGTAGTTTAACAAAAGCTTCCATTTATGGACTAGCACTATCTTGAAAATATAATTCTCAAGCTATAGGTGCATCACAACTAATAGTACAACCACAAACACAATTGCAACCACAAACACTATTGCAATCACAAACACAATTGCAACCACAAAAACAGTAGACTAATCCTACACTTAGTAACAAAATAAAAAAGTATAGTATTCAAGATGAATAATGATTAGCCGCAAAATTAAAGAATCTATCATATAGAACAGCAGAGTTTTTAGCTCTACGTATCATAAGTAATAGCTTACTTAAAAAGAGTATAATTAAAAATAATATATTCACAGCTAACCCGATGTAATCTATACTAAATAACTCAATACAAAATTTTTCTATAAAAGGTATGGCAATAACAGCTAAAGCAGATAACAGTAAAGACATTGTTACCAAGAACAATGGTGTTAAATAAATAAGCATAGTTTTAATAGACGAAAATGCAGTTAAACGAATACAAGGCAGTAAAAATGATCCATCAATATTTCACCAAGAATCATTAATAGCCGTTCAACCCGAACGATTAGGTCTTGGCCTTTTCACTCGTGATTCTTGTTCTAATTGTGGTTGTTGTTCTACTTGTGGCTGTTGTTCTACTTGTGGCTCTTGTTGCATTTTTCGTTTTCGTCTTATCGCTCGTGGTTTTGGTTCCGGTTGTGGTTGTTGTTCTACTTGTGGTTGTTGTTCTGCTCGCGGTTGTTGTTCCACTCGTGGCTCTCGCTTTATATTACGTTTCATTTGATGTATTTCTTCTTTAAGCTCCGTAACTTTCCATGGATTGCATTTCTCCGGGTCCGTTATTTCCAAGTCCAACTCACGATCCAAATCAGCTTGTAAATGATGTAATTGTTCACGATTACACATTCCAGCTCTATGTTTTCGTCATTGACTATATACACCAGTCCTATGTTCAGAGCTATTTAAAGATGTAGGACATGAACGTAGGGGTATATTAGCAAATGCGTGAGGTTTAGGAGTAATATGTAGTTCAAATTTTGGAACAATAAAAAATGTTGTGTAAGTTAAATAATCTAGATATACTCATTTTGAGAAAAGATGTTGGTATAATATAGGGTCACCTCCTCCTGCTACCTCAAAGAATGATGTATTAAAGTTACGGTCTGTCAATACCATTGTAATTCCCTTTAAATTTGTTGACTTACTGGATAAAATCCCATAGCCTAGGCGTTGCTACCTAGCTTAAAAAGTTATTAAAACTTAATGTAAGTACGCAAACACTCTCGTGCTTGATCGGACCATATCTTATATTTTTACGTTGTAGAAATTTTGTAAATGATCTCAGGTAAAAACTGTTCTATAATTATTCATACCTGATTTTATTTTTACTATTTTTTCCTTCCCTTCATCTGTCTTATGTTCACCCTTTTCAAACAAGTCTACTACCTTTATTCAATCTAAGGAATCTAAATGTTTAGTTCCAAATAAAGGAAATTTTAAAAGATAATTTTTAGCAATAATATTACCTTTAAGGCTAGTAGTTCTAACCCTATACTCAGGTTTCGGTTTATCCGATCTGATTTTTTTTACTTCTGTATTTAAAAACTCAGCAATAAAAGTTAAAAACTCTAAATTATCATATCCTTTATGATCTTCTCGTCTTTGAGAAATTTCTAGTTTACATTCCAATTTAGGATATTTACCTGAAAGAGTAGTTCTTACCTGAAAAGAAGCGTCTGCTTCTATAAACCCTGACAGTCATGGATTAGAACTTAAGGGCTCTATAGATACAGGGTATTTTTCAATACTCGTTCCTTTAGTTTGATTTAAAAAATCTATTAATGCATTAAGACTATGTATTTTAGGTGTCCTCATATTTCCGTTAATTAATGAAATAATGAACAATATACCTTCATAGCTATTTATAGTTAATATGTAAGCATTTACCCCTTTTTTTCTAGATAATGAACCTACACCTAATTCTTTTTGAACAAGTAAAGCTAAGGGTAAATCTTTTAAATGAAAAACTATTTGTATAGCAGGGTAATTTAACTTACCCTTAGGACTTCTTAATGTTTTAGGTGTAATTATTGTACCATCACCTTCAATAAGCCCGGTAAAATAATAACTAAAGAGAGATTTATTTAAATTTTTACTATTGTTATCAGTATGAATATATCTAAGAGTTGTGCATAAAGGAAAGGTTAAAATCTCTAAACTACAACCAAAATATTTTGGCGTATAGCCTCTGAGGTTCTCTAAAAAGTTCAAACTTAATAGATTACCTGCTGATTGCGATATATTTTCATATAACGGTTCCCAGAAAACAGCCAAGTTTAAAGCCGGCAGAATAATTTTACCGGCTAGCACTGGAAGGGATAATAATAATAAAACAGCTGTAATAACAACTGCTCATGCAAATAATATTAATTTCGCTCCACAAAACAATAAACATTTATCAAATTAGACCTAACATTATTAAGATAATTCTAAGTCTATAATGACAACCTACTTATCTAAATTTTTGTGGTAACTTTAATCTGGAAGTATGTTAATCTCCATGAATACAAGTAAAGGCTAGTCTATCTTTTTACTCTTTTAAAGAGTTTAGATATAATCCTTTATATATAAAAATTCTATACTACTTAATGCAATTCTCTTTTGAAATTCATTCTTGATTTTATTAAGAGAATTTTATCTAAACCCTCTTTATTTAGATGAGCTTTAGATTTAATCAGGGTAGATGCTTCTTTAAAGTCCTCAAAATCTTTAGCTTTTGCACCATAAATGGGGTATTTCTCAAAAAAAGGTATAATATTATCTACTATGTCTGAAATTTTTGACACAGTAAATCTAGCTATACCAGATTTTTCTGCAATAGAGAAAGAACCACCACCAAAAAATTGTACAAAGCTTTCAATTAAATAGGCATCACGTATATTTTGAACTACAATCAATTGTAAACCAACGCTTATACCTGCTTTATGTGTTTTAGACTTGCTTGTTTGAACATAAAAACATCCTTCACCTGAGATAAATCCAGCCATCCAGTATTTAAATTCTGATTTGTTTGACTCCAAAGTAATTTTGGGCGTGGTTGGTCTGAGCACAGGAGCAATATTAGGGAAAGCAACCTTTAATCTTTCAGGTAAACCTTTATTAAGGGAAGCTCTAAAACTAATAAGTCTTCTGAGACCAGCCTCAGTAAGATGCTCTTTACTCTTTACAACCTCAAATGCTTTCTTAAATAATAAAAAATCAGCATACTTTTGAGTCTTTAGTGGATAGTTGTTAAAATGTTCCATTACACAAGCTAAGTCACTTAGTTTTATAACTTGGTAAGTAGCTGAATTTGCATTAAGCGTTACATTACCTACACCAAAGAAACGTTGAATTAAGTATAAAATCTCTAATTCCTTAGAATGTAAATGAATAGAAAAAACTAATTTAACACTTCAACCTAAAGTATGCTTAGGATTTTTACTAATCGTCAGAGAAAAGCAAGACTCTCCGTCACAGAACCCAGTAATAAAATTAGGGTTTAAATCATTAGTGCTAGTAGTATATTTCGTTATTCATTTATATAACTTTAATAATCTTTTTAAGTGACTTAAATAAAATCTATTCTTACAAAATTAATGAAAGTGTATATAAACCCGGAAATTATTATATCTACACAAATTAAATCTCAAGAGTTATTACTTAATAGTAAGTATATCTATTAAGACCTAAAAAATTTATGTAGATAATTTCACCCTACTTATGGAACCGGTTTCCCGGCGACTAGAGTACACCTTACAGTATTAGAAATACTGAAGAACCATCTACTCGTTGCTCTTTTACAAATACTCGCAGAAAATATTTGACTTAGATCCGCGATTACCCATTTCAATTTCTATCATCTCTAGTGCTGTTACCATACCCTGGTGATTAGTCAGGCCATATTAAAAGTTTCCCTTAAATCTTTGGTTACTAGAGCTTTAGGGCTTCCCCGGAGTTTGGCTCTTTTTTACACAAAATAGCGTTAAACCAACGCTCTTATGTAATCTTATACCAGGGCTTCTCATATTAAATGTTGTTGTCATGACAAAAACAGTTAAAATAATAACTATTAGTGGACTATTTCTTAAGCGTATAAATATACGGTCTCTATCGTGTAGTCTCTGAGGATCCGCAGGCTATTTAAATATATGATATACTTAGATTAATGCCATTTAGTTTCCTGCTAATTAAATATAGCTTATAATTTTTTTACTATTAAGTACTTATAAACACTAAATTTTTCTAGCATATAGATAGAAATTTTATATGAACCTCATTACATTGTATTTTTTTTTTACATATTGACATAAATATCCCTTATATGGTTTACCTAAATTAATATGTTTAACTAGTGTTACTTGAGAAGCAGATAAACCTTTAATACGATAATATTCCACACACTTACCTAAACTTGGCAACACTATAGTACTTTCTAAATTATTTATCTCTGTTAATATAACAGGTCTAAATTTCTTTATAACTAAAGGCAATAAATAAATAATTTATTAATGACTTTTTCTAACTAATTATATTTTATAATAAAAATCTTATTTATATTCTATTAAATATACATTATCAAGATATTTACCTGAAAGAATATGTTTTTTTATTTTATGTCCATTTGTATTTAACACTTTGCTAGCTGCATTAATAGATGAGTATTCTATCTTTTCACCAGTGTTAGTATTTGTTACAACAATAGGAATAAACGCTAATTTTTTAGGTGGTTTAACTATCTTTTTAGTTCTTTCTTTTTTCTCTCCTAATATATAATATGAGCTTTTTAGCAATTTACCGGACATGAGATAATTTTTAATTGTTATAGGACTCACTCCAATTGATTTAGCTGCATCAGAAATAGTTTTATATTGTAAACTTTCCCCTGTTTTAATATTATTTACTAAAACTTCAGTTCCAATAGGATTATTTTTTCGTCCTATAGAAATTTTAGTTCGAGTTTCTTCGTTAAGTTTACTTCCTAATTTAGCCTGGCTCATTTTTTCACGTGTCTCTAAACTATGTTTATTTCAAACACGATCCTTTAATTTAGCTTTAAGTTTGGCTATAGTAGTTTCACTAAGTTTTCTACCTAATAAGGCATATCTAATTTTTAGACGAGTCTGTTCAGTATGTCTTGCACGTTTTCGATTTAATGCAGATTCTCTAATTAAAGCACGACTCTCTAAACTATGTATTGAGCCTAGTTTAGCCATTCTCATTTTAATTTTACTGATTTCACTGTGCTTAAACCCTATTAGTGAATTACCTACTCGCAAAATATTGTATTCAGGGTTTAATTTTTTAATAAAATCCGTTTCTCTTTGATGTAAAATTGAAGGATCACAATACTCAATAATATTTAATTTAAATGGTGTTAATTTATATTTTAAAATAGATGAATATATTAACATTCTAGATCTTAGTAAAACGTGTTTCATAGTATTAGGTAAATAATAACAATATAATCTACGACCTAAATTTTTACTAGATCCTACGTAGCATTTACCATTTAAAGTATTTGTTATTAAATATATTCCACATTTTTCTTTGTTTTCAGTTAATATTTGTTTTTTATATATAAGCATAGATTCATAAGAACGTATACAATTCAAATTTATATGATTATCGGTTGATTTATGGCAAGAAGAAAATGCACGAGAACCATGCGGAAGCAGTATATTATGTAAAATTAAATTTTTAAATATCATTGTGACTTTATTGATTTATATATTTAGAAGGCACTGAAAGTGTCCTTTATTTAAATGTAACTCCAAAGTTCCTATTATTAAAATTAAAGGCAGAATTACCTTACAAGGAGTTGAACCTTATATTAAACCACTCGGTAACTCAGCTCTAAACTTTCAAACTGTACAATCAATTGGGATTTTGGTCCAATCTATGCCGTCAATATTATCCATTCACATTATCATCAAAAAAAAAGAATTTGTATATACTTTATTATTAGACTTCCAGCGTTTATTGCCTAAATACAGATTTGCTTCCGCTAATATCACGTAGCATTCACTGTAATGTTTTAATAATAAGACATCATTTTCTCTTTTTATAAACTGTAACAGTATAAACAAAAATTCTAGCCCAATCTTGTGAACCAGGCGATTATCCCATCTAGGCCCGATCTTTTAATAATATTTCCTTTTTCATATATTTAAATGAGAGGAATGGTTTTTTTCAACTTTTCAATTTTTAAGATTAAAACTTTAAAATATCCAAAACCAATACGCTTTCAGGGACTCCAACTTTTAAATAGATATTAAATATATCTCAATTGTCATACTAAAGGTTGGGGTGTCAGCCCTCCTTATATACTTAGATCTTGAAACCATGCAATCTGAAAATAAATTTAACCAATTTAAAAGCCAGTTTACTATGAGTTAATAAAGATAGTTTCTTTAAGCTATTGTCTGTTCCTTTTAGGAACTAGCAAGTATAACCTAAATACGTATCTATTATAACTTTTTAAAATTAAAAACCAGAAAAACCAGAAAACCAAAAAGACCAAAAATAAAACAAACCAATAATAAAGCATATTTAAACGAAAACCGTTAAAGAGAAAATCAACTTTTAATCCATAATAATATAAAAGTAAATAAATAAGAGCGTCATTAAAAGTGAAACCGATCTGGATAAAAATAAGTATTTTAAGAATATTTATTAAGTTATAAAATATTTAAGTTATAAAAGATTTAAGTTATAAAAGATTTAGATCTTTTTATGTTATGGGCCAAAGGCCCTCGTTTATTTTTATTATATGCAACTCTATCTTTTTCTAATAGTAAAGCTAAATCTAAATCAGACATATCTTTAACTTTAGCAGTTAACACTGGTTCTCTTGAAAATAGATATTTACCTAAATAAAAAGTACGATTTACTAAATGTTTAGAAAATGTGGTATGGTGAATATTTAATTTTCTAATAAAATTAATTTGTTGTGTTGAAGAAAAATATAATATGGTCATATCTCTATTATACATAAATAAACTCTTAGAAGTTGACCCGCTAGGGTTATTTGCAACTCTTATAGTATTTAATGTAAAACTAGGATGTAGTAAATAATATTGTTCTAATGCAATTTCTGACCCTTTTATGTAATTGTCATAAAAAGGAAATACTTCTAAAGAGAAATTTTTTAACCCTTCTTTTTTTAACAATGGAATTAATAAACCATTTTCTCTATGAGACAAATTAATATAACCATTTAATCTAAAAGCTAACTGTGAAGATGAACCTACATATTTTCTGCCTGTATTAATATGCGTAAAGATATATACTCCAGGAATTCTTTTTTTACTATTAGGTAAACCAAGTTTATTATTAAGAATTTCCTTAGTAATACTTTTTTTATTTAAATTAGTTAAAGTAAAACTTATGGTATTAATTAAAGATTTTAATTCTTGTTCTGTGATTTTAATATTACAGTAAGCTAAAATCTCATGAATTTTTCTAGCAGTCACAGTTTCACCGCTATTAATTTGCTCAATAGCTAGAACATGTGCATGTTTATTAGGACCTGCTCTACCTAATATTTCTTTTCAACGATTATCCAATTTAGGTTTATTATCGTTTTCAAAAGAACTATTTTTTTTAGTATTATTGTCCTTACCTGATTTTTTATCTTTTCAAGAGTTGTTCTCTTTTTCAGGTTTATTATCATTTCCGTAGTTACCCTCTGTATAATTATTATCTTTTCCAGAGTTATTTTTAAACTCATAAAGTTTATTAGTACCAAAGTAACATTTATTAACAATTAATTTAAGGCTTATTTGGGATATTAAATATAAAAAAAAAATACACATTAAATTCATAGCTCCTAGTAAACTAGATATACCAGACAGATGTAATCCAAATATAGCTAAATCTACACTTGGACCACTATGACTTTGTATACCTGATAGGGGTGGGTATCAATAATGTTGGTAATCTCATTGTAGTATGTACAATTATCATTACGCGCAATACTTTTAAGTATTGTTCGGACTATACCTTTATCTTGTAGTGATATAGAATTTTAGTTAGTAGGTATTAGATTTTAGAGGGTTTCATAGTATAGCTTTTTAATTATGAACTATTCTATTTTTAGATAAATAATTTTTACATAAATAATTTTGTTATTACTGAAGTTAATCTGTAAAATGATATAAAAAATTTAAATTATATTCATAAATATCATTTTAAGATTTTTTGTTTGATAATACCAAATGATAAAACAAACCGTGATGATAGAAATAAAAAAAGATAACACTATTAAAACAAGTTGTAAATATCATTTTATCCTTCAGTATATAAAGTTGATAAATATCTACCTTTTTTATAGTTATCAGATTTGTAAATACGTTTTCCTAATTGACCATTTACGTTTTCATACCTGTAATATACTTTTGCTGATATTCTCCCTTTTGAATCATAAATTGTTTCTACTTCAGAGTTTGCTTCTACTTGATAGTTTACAGGAGTTCAGCCACTTATTCTTTTAGAAGTCTCGCGATACCCATTTTCAATGTCCTCTTCACTACTATCACCATCATCCTTAACAAAAATTTTATGTTTATTAGGATTATTACCATTAGGATTATTATGATTATTTCCACCCTGGCTTTTAGTATTATTATTTCCTTGACCAAACATTTTAAGTATATAACCAAACACTCTATTTAAATAAGATACCAGCGTAGAACTTATAATGTTTAATATCATTATTAATAGTAATCCTTGTACAAAATCCAGAAGAGCTATTAAAAATATTCTAATATTAGGGTAATTATATAATATTTCTTCATTAGATTTTAGATAATTTTTAATTAAAGTTATAATATATAATGAAAAAAAATATTGGTAATATCCCAAAATATCTTCTGTTAATAAACCAAAAACTAATAATAAAAATAAACCTTGGCGGGTTAACAACATTTTATCTATATTTTTATAGATAGAATAAACCAAAACAACAATATAGTAAATTACTTTATATTTTTTTAGTTTATTCAAGAGATAGTTAAAGTAATAAAATAAAAAGTAATTAAATAAATAGTTATTTAATTTTTTGTTAAATATATTTATATTAGTATGATAACAGTTTTTTTTTACAGAACAATCCGATCATTCTAGTTTATTAAATGCGCTATTATTAATTAAAGGGTTATTACTAGCCAAGCCGTTACGTGGCTTGGCATTTCCAACTCATTTACAATCCAACAATTCAAAGTTATTAGTTTGCTCCATACCATTATCAGATACTAATTTTTTATTGGTTTTTCTCATTATTTCTCTTATTGAATTTAATTTATCCAAGTTTCATTTATTTTTAACATAAGATCTAGCTCAGATTTTGTATTCAACACTTTTCATACCTATTAAATTATCTTTGAAATATTTAATTATATTTTTTACTGCCCTAGAATTTGTAGTATCCAAAATATAATTATGTTTCTCTTTATATCTAATAAGGGTTTTAATATGTAATAGTTTTGCTATACTTTCTAGAATTATTTTATCTAACTTCTGACTTATACCAAAACCATGAACTATTCTATTAGTATATTTACTGATTAAATAAAAACTACCTTCTCCTTCTACAAATCCACTTAATCAAGGTTTAGATATCACATTTAATATGTAATCATAATTTAATGGATGTCTTATGTCTTTTCAAGCTGGAGATTTATAGTTTTCAGGGATAGTTTTTAGTTTCAATCCAAATAAAAGTTCATCTTTTTGTGATTTATCCAAATTAGAGTTATTGACTACACTAAATGTCTTTTTTAGTTTCATGTAATTAAAATATTTACTAGTTAAAATAGAATACTTATCAAAAATAGGAAATATTACATTTTCTAAAAATTTCCTATCTCTTATAGCTATTTGTGCTTTAGTACCATCTTTAGTAATGTTTCCTATACCCAAGTTAGTTTTGATATAGTATAGCGCTCTTAAATTATATAAAGAAAGAGCTATTTTAAACCCTAAAGTTCATTTATTGTTTTGTATATAAAAACCAAAAGTACCTTCTCCATCTGTTATTCCTACTAATCATTGTTCAAATCACTCTTTTTCATTTTTTACAAGATACTCCTTGTTAAGTCTCTGATGGGTAACAAAGTTTTTCTTTGCTACCCAGGCATATTGTCCCCGTGTCATAAGCATTCTAACATACGATTTATTTGGCAATCGTAAGTATCCTATTTCATTGTTTTGGAGATATTCACGCATCGAAAAGAGTTTATAACCTTCTAATTTACAAAATAAAAAAAAGTACTCCATATTAAGAGTTCACCCTGTCCCTACACCATTTTCTATTCCACCCGCAAATAGAAATAGTACAATACTAGGAATTAAAGACAAATAACTAATATTATTAAGTCTAGGAAATCTTTTATTTATAGGATAAGACAGTATACTAGTCATTGTTATGTATATTAATCATTGTTATTTATACTAACGGTTGCTATTTATACTAACGATTGCTATTATATAGAGAATTAATTAAAAATGAAGTAATTCGTACACGATCTCACCGAGGAGTATCACTATAAACATCCAACTCTCTATATGCAGTAGGCAAACGCGATCTATATCCAAGAATATGTTGTAGTAATCTCTCCCTAGCCATTCTATCTACGATTCCATCACCATTAAAAGTATTTGAAACAGTAAAATTATTATAACCTAATGATCTAACATTATGGTTGAATCTATATTGCATAAGAACACCTACTTCCCTATCATTCTGGGGAGGTATATTACCTGCAGGATCATAGGTTTGAAGAACGGTAGACGGTGGTATATTATTTGTTGGATATGATCTACCATCCTCTCTTATGTGCGAATGGTATTGATATGGCTGTCATTGAGGTCCTCCTCCACCAGGATTATCTCCGTTATTACCACCTCCAGGGAAATTACCATTCCCTGAACCATCCCCAGAGCTCATCATTAAATTATATGCATCTAATAATTCACCTAGATAATATAAGATACTATTCAACTCCAAATTTTGATAGATAAGAACACTAATATAAATAAAATTATAAAAACTAGAAATAATACAAACAAAACTATAAATAAAATGTATATTACGTATGCACATACCTAAAAATATGCATAACTTTATTAAACAAGAAAATCATTTTACCCTTTTATCGCAACGCGCAACGCGCAACGCGCAACGCATTAGGGTAAAAATGGACTATATATTCACCCTCCTTTATAGGTAAGGGGCTTCGCGTGTAGTCTCTGAAGATCCTACTTGTAATTAAAATTACTTTGGTTTCTTGCATAATTCCCCCATGTATGCAAAAGTATTACGACCAATTTAGCTTAAAAAAACTTTATAAGTTATAACTCAAATTAATTGTCTATGCATCTGTTTACTGGAGTAATAAATTCCAAAATCGAGGGCTTACATGCATATAGCGAAGTAATAATTAAAAAATTTACACTTTCTAACGGCATTTCTTATTTTGAAAAAAAACTAAAAGTGTATCTATAAACCAAAAGTGTATATATCTAAAAAACAAAGTGTATGTATTTAATAAAGATAAAAAGTGAAGCTAAGTTATTGCTGTAATGAGATATTACTTGAAATTATTATACAAGCTTTTAATTTTTTCTCAAGGAGACCCTTTTTGTTTGCCATGTCAGGACCTCCTAAACCTAATGGTAGTAAGAAATTCAATTTGTTATAACCGTTAAGTTATATTTGGACTATATCTTCATCCTTAAAGGAGCATAGCGTATAGTCTCTGAGGATCCTATTAAAACAACAAACAAAAATGATTTTTATTCGTTTCCTGCGGATTGTCCATTTTTTAATCATATTTTTTTTAATATAAAGATATTCTTTTTAATATTTAAGGTTGTGTACGCTTCAAAATAATTAGATTAATCTAAAAAGTTTTCACAACACTTATAAAAAGACTTTAGGAGTTTCCCGCATATAGTTATGTAATAAGAGTAATATTGCTACTACCCACGGCAATTTCTTTATATGAATACAAGAAAGGATGAGTAAAAAAATCAAAAAGAACCAAGGGTATTAAGCTAAATTATCTAAATGTGAAAAATCAAATGATTTACGTTTACTATTAAATTGTGCTTTAATTGTTTCAACTTCTGATACATCTTTTTTAGTTAAAACTTTACCAGCCCGTAATCTAGCTTGTTCAACCACATAGGATCAATCTTTATAAGCCAAATATTTAGAAGAATACAAAGGAAAACGATCAAAATAAGATATAACCTTAACATGGCTAGCTGCACTGTGAGATATAACCATAAAGGCATAAAACACTTTATCTTTTTGTTCTCTGGTTCTAGAATACAAGTTTACACCTAAATACATGGCTATTTTATTTAATATTACAAAATAACTAGCTCCGCCTTGTTCTACTGTTACATCACGATGATAAGTTTGTCTTAACTCAATACGGAAAAAAGTTTGTATTCTTTTACTAATAATGTTTCCTTTTTTCTTTCTATCAGTTAATGTAATAGAAAAATTACCATCGCCGTCGGTGAAACCGGCTAACCAAGCATTGCTGTCTATAGGTGATTGATCCAAACTTAAGCAATCTATATTATAATTATAAAATTCATTAAACCAATTTATAGCACGATGTAGTGCTTCTATTTTAGGCGTACGCATGTAATCTAACACCCTTATAGTGTTAAACCTACAATAATAAATAACAAATCCCAAATTTGCATTAATAAAATAACGACGGAAGTTTTACCCTCTCCTCCTTACATAAACTAAAGAGATAAGAGCTATGCTTCTAATCTGAAAAATTAAAAAAAAGATAAATGTTAAGAAGGCTAGCATAAAATATAGCTTACGTTCTCTCATGTGTATAATCTAACATAAAATACTTTTTATTATATTTATAGGAAATTTCCCCCTCTTCTCTTCCTCTACAAATAAACTATATTTATCCTCTACTATTTTCTTTTTAAATTCATACCTTCTTTTATTTTGATAATTTCTTCTAATCCTTGATGATTAAGATGTGCTTTATTTTTCATTAACTCAGCAATTTTACAAAAATCGTTAAAATCTAAAGCTTTTGCACCCAAAAGAGGATAAGATACAAAGAAAGGTATTAATTTATTAATCAGGTTATCAAAATTAGTTATTTTAAAATCCACTGCATTTCCATTTGCTCTTATATTAACTTGGCCACAATCTAAATATTGTATTAGACTTCTAAGTAATACCTCATCACGAGAATGTTGAGCTAAAGAATACCGTAAACTAACTTTTTTACCTAATTTAGAACGTGTGTCTTCATAAATATATGCAAAAAAACTTCCTTCAGCGCTAGTAAAACCTGATAATCAAAAAGGATTTTTGATTTCTTGGTCTTGAGTTAAAGGTCTTTTAACAGGTATAAGATCTGGAAAAACAGTACTCAAGGCTAAAGGTATAATGTTCCTGTTCATTGAAGCTTTAATCATAACTAGTTTTTTTAAGCCTTCAAGACTTAAATGTTCTTTTGATTTTAATATATGAAATGCTCTTTTAAATAATTGATAATCTTCATATTTTTGAGTAATTAAAGGATAATTATCAAAATGATCTATCACTACTTTTAAATCTTCAGAATTAGTTACTTTAAATGATACAAATCCCGGATTATCTCTTATTATTCCGACTCCTCAAAATGATTGAAATAGTTCTAAAATAGCTTTATCTTTTTTATGTAAACTAATTCAAAAAAAAAGTTGAACTGAAAAACCTATATTATATTTATCGTTTTTTAATATAGATAAGTAGAAGTTAGCTTCACCGTCAGAAAATCCCGTTAAAAGTCAAGCCTTATTTATATAAAGACTCGAATTTTTATTATCTATTTGTGTACTATAACTTCTTTTACCTATTAACTTAGATTTGTTGCTACAAGATAAATAATAATTTAAGTTCTCAGTAGTTCTTGAATTATACGGCATAGTATTTAAGAATTTAGATTTTAAGTTGGTTAATTTATCTTTAGTTTGAATATTAACTAAGTTGTTGTCACCTGTTATCTTAAAAGTTTCAAATCAAAGTAAATAATCTAAATATACTTTACCAGATAAATGATATTTACTATAATACTCTATAACTTTATTCTTACTTTTTAACGGATAAGCGTATATGATAAATGTACATTTTGGATAATACTGAACTTCAGTAATAAAATTAGTACAAAAATACTTACTTATTGCACAAAAAAGTGAAAACCAATGTAACAAACATGATTCGTTAGAATTAGCTAAATAAATATTGATTTTTAATTTGAAATTTAATATGACTCTAAGTTTATTATCACTAGAAATAGAAAAACGTACTTTTTTTTGTGAAAATCCCGCTAATCAAGCATTGCTATCAATACTCGAAGAATCTAAAGGTAAAATATCGATCTTAGTATTAAGATTTTCATTAAACCAATTAATACATTTGTGCAATTCAAATATTTTCCCTGATCTGAAAAAACCATTTATAATATTAATAATTATTATCATATCTTCTATTTTTTGAATTTGTCAAATAACACAACCTGCATTTTTCTTAATATATACAGTCCCAGCTTTAGTAACACTAGCTAATTTATTAGCCAAAGGTTCATCTGCTAAACTAAATACAACAAGTATTTTAGGACGGTATATTTTAGATTTAGAATCCTTATTATGTATAGCAAAGGATCCATCAGCTTCTATTAGCCCTGCTAGGTAGGATCCTATTTTTGATCTTAATTCTGATTCTGTTTTAACATTTGCGTTTTCATAACCTTTACCTTGAACACTTTCACACATGGACACCTCCCGGTTACTCATAGATTTTAGGAAAGCTGGTTATATACAATTAAGGTAGATTTACTACGTCACCGATGTCTGGCATATCGGCTAACCCTGGTTCCTCACCTGGTTACTTTTTTTGGTTTTTTTTTAAGGGGCTTCGGACTTTCTTTCTACCACCTGTCTCCAGGCTGCTAGAGTACACCTTAACCACATTATGGCTAATAATGTGGATACTACCATCTACTCGTTGCTCTTTTCCCACTTTAATATGAAATATTATAGCACACTCTGACATTGTTGTATTATAGTATTAGATAATAAATTGAGGTTAGATCCGCGATAATCCTTTCCTTTCGTCACTGAAGCGTTGTTACTAACCTTTGAGCATTACCTCCAAGCCATTATGGTACTTTTCAACCACAACTTCGTATCTTCAGCATCGGACGTCCCCGGAATTTGGTAATATTACTGAGCCAGCGCCTAAGTTGCTTACACCCGGCATAACTCTTTAACATTTGACTCTTTAACATTTGACTCTGACTTTGTACTAAAATATCTTTTTGTATTCATATGAATTTTACCAAAACCTCCTATTAAAGCCGGATTGAGATAGGTAGGCCCTTTCGAGCTTTCCCCCTCTAAGAACCGTGCGTGCGAGTTCCCCCGCACACGGCTCAAGCTCTTTAATTTTACTAACATTAAAGAACCAATGGTCAAGTCAGCGCATTTTCATGCTTACTCATTAAGAGATTATATCATTCATTACAAATGATCATTAGCTTTTTGACCTTTCTTCTGTCTCACTGTCGATATGACTTTTTAATTACTTATAAGCCACCTCCTAATCATATACTAAAAAAAAAATTAAATATGACAATAGGGAACAATGAGATTTACCACGTTGCTGTAGTAACACAACTCAAAGGTGTTAAATCTTTGATATACGAGATTTTGGATAGATACTCTAAACGAAAAGATTAATTGACTCTGGTTTGCCTGTATGAGAGCTCACTCCTACCTTAATCGTCTTTTACCATATCTTCACTTACGTTTATCCTTTTATCTCACAGTCTAACTATGATTATATAAATATTAGGTTGTTAATATTAATACTTTATTAATCAAAGCATTGTCGATGAAGCTTCACACTAAGTCGTTACCAATTTAGCATGTTCATCTAGACTCAGATGAGAGTACATCTGGAATTCTTTCAAATTCATTACTACTACAACCTTCGTGTCGCACCATACGAATTTGATTATCAATAGGAGTATCTAGGCCGGAAAAATACATCGCCCTAGATATACTAAATAATCTTACAATTTTTCTACTTTTCATTTTTTTTTATAAATAGTGTCATTTTTCATGTGATTTCTTAAAGTTGCTGTGTCACAAGATCCTTCTGTGTCTTCAATAAACTTAGCAGCCTTACTTAAGCTATAAAATTCGTATTCTATATTCTTAGTAAGATCTTTTAATTTTACCCTTTGTCCTCTTCTAGGAATATTAGGGTCAACATTGGTTTTAATATCCAACAACTCATTTAAACTTAAAAGATTATCTAAATCTGAACCTTCTAAGGTTTTTGTTGAAAAGGTAAAATAGTTATATAATTTATCTGATTTATCCAAGTATTTATCTACGGTATTTCAATGTATGTTAAATTCACTATAAAAAGAAGTTTTTGAATTAAAAATATAAAGAACTCTTTTTAAATCAGGTCCATATACAAATATAGGTACAGAAATATCTCTGTTAGTTATATTAATGAAAGGTAACACTGACTCTAAAGGTTCAGGAGGCAAATAAACGTATTTTTGAGAATTTAAACTACTATTTAATTCATTAATAAAATAAGCCTCAATAATTTTTATATCTCGTGCTGTAAACTTATGATACTCGTAATAAATAATAGTTAATTGTATATCTTTAAAACCGTAATCAGCTAAAAATTGAACACCTCTTCTTGTATCTAAAAATAAATATTTTTTTTCAAAATAACTTATTACCCTTTCTACGCTATTAGATGATGATCCAACTAAACAGACACCTGTGGGTAAATAGGTTCAAATGTATACAACACGATTCCCTTTACAAGTTTCTTTAATTAATTCTCTATTGTTAAAAGGATCAGATATATTAATATAATTACAAGGATAATTAGAAGGAAAATGTAATCTATCCTTTTCATCTTTAGCTCAAGAAGCCTTAAAAGGACTTCTTTCTTTACCGTTATCTTTAACTCATATTGGTTCATTATTGGGTATTCCTCTACCAGCATATAAATCATCATACGGTCTAGATTCGGGTGAGCTTAAAGTTTTTCTTTTAGAAGATTTCTTTTTTGGATCCCCAGATCCTTTTAAAGTACTATAATTTCTTTTACCTATATAATTAAAAGAACAACTGCTAAGTTTTAAACCGACAGCATTGGATTTATTGCCCTCCGCAAGTCATGGGAGGCTAGGACCATTGCAACAAAAAAGAGCTAATAATAAATCACTAATAAAAATGAAATCAGAAAAAAAGATAACATAACTTGTATCTTCGCAATAATTTATCATATATAAAATATAAAATAAATTAATCAAAATAGCTGGCATGCCTCTTATTATCATTTAATAGTTTTTAAATTGATTTATCATTAATTTTCATTAATGCCCGGACTATACCTTTACCTATAAATATTAAATATTTAATATTTACTAAGGTATTCACGTGTAGTCTCTGAAGATCCTACTCAATAGAAGTGTTTAATGCTACGTGAGCCCTTTTATATTTGGTTTCTGGCTGATTGCCTAATCCTTTGAAATAATTTCGCTTAATTAATATTTAGGTATTAATCTTATTGGGGTTTAAATTTATCCATATTAGATTTAAAGAGTTTAATTTTTTCAAGACCTTCAGGCGTTAAGTGTTCTTTCTTTTGAACTAAAAACCCTACTTCTTTAAAGCATTTATAGTCTTCTAATTTTATTCCTTGTAAAGGGTATTTATCAAGCAAGGGTACAATTTTTTCCATGATATCAGAAATCTTTGTTACACGAAGATCCACACCCTCTCTATAATTATAGATAATCCCACAACCCAAGAATTTCATTATAATTTCCATTAGAGCAACAACACGAACGTGTTGTGTAATTTGAAAATATAAATGGATTCCTGCTCCTGTAATGGAGGTATTTACTTTTTTAAGCATAAAACAACCTTCTGCGTCTATAAAACCAGTTAATCAGAATGGATGCGGAATTTTATTATTATCTTTTAAGGGTCTATCCACTGCAACAATATCAGGGAAAGTATCTACTAAGCTCTCAGATAAACCTCAATTCATAGATGCTTTTAATGATAAAAACTTTCTTATACCTTCTTGAGTTAAATGAGCTTTATTTAGAATTAATTCAACCCCTTGCTTAAATAAGATATAATCAGCTCACTTAGAAGTAACTAAAGGGTACTTATCAAAATGCTCAAGAATTATCTTTAATTCTTGAATTGATGTCACTTGAAATTGAATTGTACCTCTATTTAGCTCATATATTTTTCCTACACCAAAGTATCTTTGAATTTTCTCTAATAAGGCTAAATCTCTAGTGTGTAGATGAATTTTAAATACAGCTCCTAAGGAATATCCGTATTTAAACCTTTTATGCTTATTGACAGCTAAGTGAAAGCAACCTTCACCATCCGAAAATCCTGTTATAAATCAAGGATTAATCATAGTAGACACGTTAACTGTATGATCCTTATGGCAATAAGCAAGTAACATTAAACTTTTATTTAGTAGTTTCTGGCTAGTTTTCTAATCTTTTAAGATGTTACTGTATTCTGCCGCTTTTCGTTTACCAATAGGTTCCGAAAGTCTGCAGTACTAGTTTTAAAAGCTCTAAAGAGGTCCTAGCAAATAGTGAATGTAAAGTATGATGTTTCCATCTTACCCGGCCATGCCTTTTTTTTATATTAATTTTGCGTTTTCTTATATTAATTTTGCATTTTCTTATAGTAATAATAATAACAATAACAAGTTAAATAATAACAATAACAGGTTAAATAATAATAAATAAACCAAAGTTATTTCCAGATAACTAGTTTTGTACTAAGAAACCTTTAATCCCACGCGGGGAGGGATAGAGGGCTAGTAATAAAAATCTATTTTCTCTTTGTGTTCATCCCTGCTTTAATTTCTCGAATTTTATCTAACCCTTCTTGAGTTTTATGAGCATTACTCTTCATTAATTCAGCGATTTGACAAAAATCTCTCCTGCGGAGCTCCGCAGGAGCTCTAAGGAGCTCCCGCTGGGAGAGAAAATCCTTATTTTTATTTCCAATAATAGGGTGTTTCTGAAAAAGAGGTATAAGTTTCTCTGTAATAAGTGATAATTTTATGACTCTAAATTCAGAAATACCCTTACGCTCTTTTATAAAACCTCCCCCTAAAAAGCTTATAAAACATTTCAATAATTCAAGATCACGATTATGTTGAGTTATTAAGAATTTAAGAAGTACTTGATGTCCTATTTTATGAGAGGAAGATTTTAGAATTTCTACCGAGAAACTTCCATCTCCACTTGTAAAACCTGCAAATCAATAAGGATTTATCACTTCTGGTAAAGTTACATCAGTTCTTTCTTGAGAAAGAATATTCTTAAAATATGAATTTAATTCACCTTTTAAAAGGCCTTTATTTAAAGATGCTTTAATCCCTATTAGTTTATGTATTCCTTCTATATTTTTATGTTCTTTTTCTTTAATTAATTCAATAGCTAATTTAAATAATAAAAAATCCGCTTTCTTTTTAGTTAATAAAGGATATAATTCAAAATGAGGAATAATAACATTAACTAAATCCTTAAGAGAATTAACTTGATACAATACGGATTCTTTATTACTACTAATATTACCCACACCAAAAAATTCTTTTATATCTAATAAGATAGAAAGATCTTTAACATGTAGGTTTATAAAGAAATAAGGAATCACTTCTCAACCTACTATTAGTTTAGGGTTTTTACGAACTCTAAACCCAAAACATGATTCAGCATCAGAAAACCCTGTCACTCAATAAGGATTTAAGTTATTAAAAGTAGAAGAGGAAACACCTTTTTGTTTTTTAGTAACATTAAGTATAATATCCCTGTTATTAAAAGGGTCATCTACTAATACTTTAATATAATTATATTTTTTATCATTATATTTTTTCTCATCATTTTCATGTTTATTATTTTCATTATAATTGTTATCGTTGTTATTGTTATTAGATTCACTCATTGAAAGTGAACTATCACTATTGTTATTTATTTTGTAAAGAAAATTTAAAGGTTGCAATTCTAGTATAAAAAATTTTTCGACCATAAAGAATATCATAATTATTGCATGAGCAGTTATAATACTGTTATATAATTGATTATCTGCTATAAACTGTACACCGGGACCAGACAACTCTAATCTAATTAACACAGAAAAAGCTGTACCCACCAAACCTGAGAATAAAGCGTATATTAGATATAAAACACCTATATCTTTAGCATTTGAAGATAAAAATCATCTTTCAAATCACATACTTATAGATGATATCATTATATTTAGGTTGTATTTATTGTTTTTATTGTTGTTAGATAAAATAATCGTACTTTTAAGTAAATTAGCAACGGGCATCGAATCAGAACAATGGATCATAAAAAAATTTAGAATGCCATGTATAGTATTAAAAAAAAAAAGTTTTAATTACACTGTATAACTTCATTAAAAATTATAGCTACCTTGTCACTTTAGTTAGAATACCCGCAAAAGTTTAATTTTTTTTGGGTTTTATATAATAATATTTTTAAGTTATTAAGATTATGAAATAATACATTACATATAAAAATATTATTACATTACAATGTATTTCTATATACAATAATTAAATCATAAATATAGAAATATCATTCGAACCTATAGAAACCACATTCTAAATTATTAAAGACTTTTAATAAAGAAGAGTGAAAATCTTTAAATTTTCATATATGCTTTTCAAAATCAGGTTGAGTAATTTTACCATCTTTTGTACTATTTTCTATTAATCATAAAAAAGGTTTCAAAGTTGGTAACATTAATACAGCTTTACCATTTTCAAAAACAACCTGTTCAGGTTTCGAATTAATAACCAATTTATTAGTTGAATTATTTCCCTCGTTAGTGGAAAAATATTTTACTTTAAGCAGCCTTCGGCCTACCCCTTCAGCAGGTCGACAGGCAAAGCCCGCCGCCCTTTTTAAAGGGGTTGGAGAAAGAGAGTGAGGACTAGAATACTTTCTTACCTTAACATAATTATACTTATGGTTAAAACTATTATTAAATTCCGAAAATTTATTTTTATGATAAGAAAATTTTAAAGAACTGTGGAAATCTCAAATCTCTTTTTTGAATCTGGTTAGTGTTACATTGCTATTATTATGTTTTTTAGGGGGTATTATTCTTTAAATAATCATTTACTTCATCAACTAAATCAGAATTACTATATTTTATTCTAATATCCTTATCATACTGCAAAAAATAATTTTGTAGCTGCCTATCTGCTTTGCTTAGTTTTAAATAAGCCTCCTTTTTAGCTTTTATTACTTTTAATATCTGTCTATCTCTTTCAGAAGTAAAATCATAAAGAACTCTGCTAAAAGATTTTATGTGACCTATTTCTAAAAAGGACTTATGAACTAATTTGTTAGCACTCTCATAAAAAGTACTAATAATCTTAGTTAACAAATATTGCTGAGGTGAAAGAATATGTTTTAATGTGTTATTACCTCCGCTAATTGTTATGTTATTTTCCATAAAAACTACTTTAAGTGCATTAGCTGTCATACCTTCACATATTATAAAAAACATAACCCCGGGTTTTTTTTCGTATATTCTAATAACGACATAAGAAATGGTAGACTAAAGAAAGTAGTTATTCGCACTCTATACAGTAAAAAGGATAATTCTTCTTTTTCATCCTGAATATCTTCAATTAATTGAGAATCCATTTCCATGTCATCATCTCCAATTATGTAAAATCCAATGAATTCCTTTCCAATATCTTCCCATAATTTGAGTTTTATTCTATCCCTATCAAACCTAGGTTTCTCTTTAATATAAAAAATAGAATAGTGTAAAATATGTCTTCTATCCTTTGTGCTTGAAAGGTGGGAAAATGTAACAAAAGTATATATTCTAGCCATAATAAAAAAAAATATAAATAATCAAAGAGGCAATTATAATTAGAATTAGGGTGACCTCTAAATTCCAAAACTACTATAATTAAATAACTATGTACTACTATAGTTTTCTAGTAAACTATAAAATTAATTCCAAAACTACAATAGTAAAAACACTAAACAGGATATACCATCATCACCTATCTTGACATATCAAGAAACACCACCTCACTTTATACAACGACTTTCCACCATGGTTAGACACTTAGATATAAAGCTACCTAACTAATAATGTATATAAAACACAGTAATATTTATGCTTATACTAGCTTCATATAGTTTAAATCCTTACAATAATAAATTGTATTTTAACCATTGCTAACCATTTCTTACAAACTTAAAAAGGTTAATTTTCCCCCTTACCACACCCTCACTAACTTAAAACATAATAGACCATAAATCTCGTAATGAACCCTATAAAGAAAATAATAGTTATTTTAAGTAAGTTACTATTAAATGAGAAAAAAATTTTTTTTTATTATTAAAATAGCACTGATTATAGAAACTACAAATAAGGATAACAACATCATTAGAAAAAAAAAATAAAAGCAAATACCTCTGTAACGCATAAATGATAATTTATCATCCACTCTTTTTATATTAACACCGTAATTATCTTAAGGTTAGTAGACTGTATAAAAATGATTTAAATGTTTAAAATAATTAAATTTACAATTATTTATAACTTTTTTTTTTAATTATAATAAAATGTTTAACTAAAAATTTTAGTTTGTATCAGTTTACTTTAAACTCTACCTTGTTAAATTCACGATTTACAGAACATAAGACTATATTTTTAATCGTAGGAACTAACCAGTAAAGTTAAAATCAAAAGTGTAAATTAATGTTGAAACTGAATAGTGAATAGCATCTAAAATTAGCCCAGGGTAGATACCTAACATTACCGTAGGTACTACTAAAGTTAATAACACAATGAACTCTCTTTTATTAACATCAGGAATATTAACTGTAAATTTGCTTGAATAGGATCCTCCAAAAGATATCTTTTGAAACATATAAATAGTATAACCGGCAGAGAATATTATAGATAAGCTAGCAAATACCCCAAAAAATGAAGAACTTTCAAAAATTCCGTAAAGTGACATAAATTCACCTATAAAATTTAATGTTAGAGGTGCTCCACAGTTTCCTAAACACAATATAAAAAATAATATTGCGAAAAGTGGCATAATTTGAGCCATTCCTCTATAGAAAGCTATTAATCTAGTATGAGATCTATCATATAATATACCACCTGCACAAATAAATAGTCCAGGTGAAACTAGTCCATGAGCTATACCTAAATTTATACCCCCTTCAATTCCTTGTATACTATTACTAAATACACCTAAAAGATACACTGCTGCATGAGAAACAGAGCTATATGCTATAAGTTCTTTAACATCTATTGTTCTTAAAGTACTAACACTAGCATATATTATAGTTATAACCCCTATTAAATAAATAATATAAGTATATTCCATATATGCCTTAGGTAATATAGGTAAAATTAATCTTAAAATACCATATAAACTTAATTTAAGCACAATAGCTGCTAATATAATACTTCCTCCTAAAGGAGATTCCACATGTGCCTTTAAAAGTCAGGTATTTAAAAAGATTGTAGGTGTTTTAACCGCAAAAGCTATAAAAATACCATAAAATAAAAAAATTTGTGTAAAATAAATAAAATTTCTTTTAAATAAGGTATCAAAATCAGTAGTACTCATAATAGATGACATTGCTAAAATAGATAGTAATAAAAACAATGAACCTAACACATTAGGGTTTTCTTTAATTTTGAGTTACTTAAATTCATATCGGCTAACCGACAATTCACATAATAACTTTAAACTTTACGATTTAAATTCATATTGGACTTAATAGATTTTATGTTAGACAAACCTGCTTCTGATAAATGTTGTTTATCTTGTATAATCATAGCTACTTTTTTAAAGTCTTTATAGTCTGATTCTTTAACACCTTTAATATAAGATTTATCAAATAAAGGTATTATCTTTTCAAATATATCTTTAAATTTTGTAACAACAAAATATACAGCAGACTGTTTTAAAACTAATTCAATTCTACCACATTTAAGGGTAGAAATTAATGATTTCATAAGTTCTATATCTCTACTGTGTTGAACAATATGAAATTTTAACACTACAGCTTTACCTGTTTTAGTTGTTAAAGAATTACGTAAAGATACATGAAAACACCCATCTCCACTAGCTAATCCTGCTATTCAATTAGGATCCATAACCGCCGTATTTTGAACTAAAGGTCTATTTACAGCTTTAATATCAGGAAAGAATAGATTTAGTTCATCACTAAGACCTAAATTTAAAGCAGCTCTTATAGAAAGAATTTTATGAAAACCTTCCTTATTAAGATGGGCTTTAGTCTTAAGTAATTCTATACCATCTTTAAATAATTTATAATCCCCTCATTTTTCACTCAATAAGGGATATTTATCAAAATGTGATATTATTACTTGTAAATCAGCTAAAGATCTAACTAAATACTGTAAAGTAGTATCTCCATGTTTAGTTATTTTACCTACGCCAAAGAAATCACGTATAGTACATAATAAGTGGTAATCTTTTTTATGCATAGCAATTTTATATATAGCTGTGATTTGATATCCCATTCTATATTCATTACTTTTGTGGAATCCTAATGCAAAAGTACCTTCTGCATCCGTTAAACCTGTAACAAATCAAGGGTGTGGTAAATTATTATAGTCTTTATTTTGTTTATTTGACATTGTGTGCATAAACATTTTATTATGTGAATAGGAATGAATCGTTTTCCCAAAAACTGATTTCTCAGCGATTAGAGTACACCTTACAAGATTCAAATTTCTGAACCTTGAAGAACCATCTACTCGTTGCTCTTTTACACCCTTATAATTAATAAAAGGATGACTTAGAACCACGGTTACCCATTTCGAAGAAAGTATTCTTCTCATCTTTAGTGATCTTACCATACCTTTAGTCATTAATAAAGCCGGTAAAAAAATTTCTCTTACTACTTTGGTTACTAGAGCTTTAGGGTTTTCCCGGTGTTTGGTTTTTTTACACTGTTGAGTCAATGTATATAAAAATAAGTAAAAACTAGCTTTTACTCTATTGTCAGATCCAAATACACCTATTAGAATAAATAACAAGGCCATCAGATTTATCGTACAAATAAATAATTTTATTAATTCTCTCCGTATAAGCTATAAGCTAAAGCCGACCTCTATTCATTCCAACTTTAATAGACGAATAATGTCTAATCCTTCAGCTGATAGGTGTGCTTATTTTTCATTAATAGGGCGAAAACTATATAATCTTTTCCGTAATATTAAATAAAGAGAATTTTCTTACAGTCAACAGGACTATATCAGTAAAACCTGTTAAAAGTAAGAATTTAATAACTCTAATTCCATTTGAGATTTAGCTTCTCAAGTGCTAGCAGTGGAATATAGCTTTATTTTATTTATTTGATTAGAAGGGATTCTGACTGGATAGTTTCTTTCGAAACCCTTTAGAGTATACCTTAAACATTTTGATTTAAAATGTCAATTACCGTCTACTCGTTACTCTTTTACAGATATTAAACTAACATCTGACTTAGATCCGCGATTACCCATTTCGTTTTCACTCATATTATGACTTATTACCGTACCTGAGTAATTAGTTCAGCCACTCATAGTTTTTCAACTACTGCTTGGTATCATAAGCTTTAGGGTGTCCCCGGAATTTGATAGTTAATCCCACACAAGTTATTTTCATATCAGTTTACTGGGGGTAATTTTTATATAATTTGATTAATTTATACGACCCTTATTCATTCCAGCTTTAATTTTACGAATTTTCTCTAATCCTTTAATTGTCAAGTGATCCTTATTTTGAATTAAAAGAGCTACTTGTTTAAAATCTCTCCTGCGGAGCTCCGCAGGAGCTCTAAGGAGCTCCCGCTGGGAGTGAAAATCTTTAGATTTTATTCCAACTATAGGATATTGACTAAATAGGGGAATCACTTTGTTAGTAACAGCCTCAATATCTGTAACTAATAACTCTCCATGTTCACCATCTCGGGCAACATAGCGACCAAAACCTCAATAATTAACCAAACTTTTCATTAACTGCTCATCTCGACTGTGTTGAGTAATTGTAAACATTAATCTCACAGCTTCTCCTAGTTTGGTGGGAGATTTATAAAGACTTTAGTAAAAACACCCATCACCAGACGCAAAACCAGCTATCCAATGCGAATTAAATATTTTCGGGGGTTGAACTATGGGTCTAGGAACAGGAACTAAATCAGGAAAAATTTGTTTTAGTTTCTCAGACAATCCTTTATTTAACGAAGACCTGATTGAAACTATTTCCCTAAATCCTTCCAATGTAGTATGTTCTTTATTTTTCATCATAATACAAATTTTTTTAAAAAATTCAAAGTCTGTTCGTTTTTGAGTTAAAAGTGGATATTGATCAAAATGATCAATAATTGCCATAAAGTCTTTTTGAGAAAAAACACGAAATCGTACTAGATCTTTACTTTGTACTGAGATAATACCTATTTTATTAAAATAGTTTTGTATCAATTTTAGTAATGCAAGATCCTTTTTGTGTAAGCCAATATCAAAAGCTGGTTTAACTCTTCAACCTGTTTTATTAACCGGATCTCTTGATATAGTAACACCAAAGCAACCCTCAGCATCTACGAATCCTGTGACAAAATTAGGGTCTAGTTCATATTCTGACTTAGAATGAACTGTGGAATATAATCTTAAATTATTTATTTGTTTAATTACCGTCCTGTGACCCCCATTTATTAAAGCGGGACCGGTCCCCGAATAAAGTAAATTTAGATCTTGTATTAATGATTTCCCAGATCATATAGCAGGAGGTAGAATAGATTCAAAAAAAATGTAAAAAAGTAAAATATCTAACACTAAGAAAACTGCCAATAGTAAAGTCTCTAACAATAGTATGATTATAAGATAAGTTTCTACATGTTTTGAAATAGATGTTCAATTAGATAAAATTGAAATAGGGATAATAATTGTTGTTAATAAGTTGGGTCGCAAGCATAGTCCCTTTAAAGTATTACTTTATTAAGGGTATTAAACTCGCTCCCACCGAACCGTACGTGCGACTTTCATCGCATACGGCTCTCCAGAAACAGTAAACAAAGCGATTTTAGAATCGAAACAATACACTTAAGGAATTTATCCTAAGGTTCCCACCTCCAACCCTCTATGTAAACCTTATAACATATATATTTTTATTAAACATAGGATCATTTGTCCTATCACCATTATAATTATACACTAAACTTTTTATACTTATTATTAAGATATGCTGCCTTTAAACTATCAGGTCTAGAAAATTTTATTTTCCCTAAACCCCTTACATTTACAACAATAGGTTTACCATATTTTTTAAATATTTTTGATAAGGTTGACCTGTGTTTTGCGGCAAGTGTATGAGCTAAAGAGTACTCTAATATATATAACAATTCTCTTAAATCGGAACGATTAGCAGCCATATTATAAAAAACAAAAATTTTTGTTAGAAGGCTATTATAATTTTTAACTATATCATAATCAGATAAATGTAATAATTTTCCCACATATTTAGGATAACCTGTATCATCTGCGAATCCTTTTTCAATAAGCTTAGATTTTAGATCCTTTAATGGAATTAATATTGTAGGAGTAATTATAACTTTGGGTGATGATAATAAAACATTATTAACACCCCTAGAAGGTGAAGGCGATTTTAGAGAACTAGGTATTGACCATCTTAAATAATGGGTTAAAAATTTAGCATAACCTCTTCCTAGATGAATTAACTTATTTTTATCTAACTCTAATTTTAATTCATCCTGAAGGAAAGTTCTAATTTGATCCTGGATCTTTTTGGCTAATTCTTCATGATTCTGTACATCTCCTTCCACACCTATCACCCATTCATTGGCAAACCTTACATAATATATCTTTAAAGGACTTAAAGCATAATTTTCTTTTAACTTATCAATAAACTCATCTAAAGGAGTTAAATAAAGATTTAATAAAATAGGAGAAATTATTCCACCTAAAAAGACCTTGTCCACATTCCTTCATACATAATCACGATAAATATCATAACAAGCATTTACCAAATAACCTGCGTTTAAAAGTTTATAAAAGATCCCTATAAGGGTTCGATCAGGATTTAATTTTTTCTTAATTATATTAACTAATATATTATAATGAATATTCTCAAAAACCTTATTAACCCTACCTTCTATAATTCAGGTTACTCCTTTCATCTTTTTAACTGAGTTTAATGCATGGTGAACAGATCTATTAGGTCTAAATCCAAAGTTTTGCTTATTAAAAATTTTTTTCTCACATTCAGATTCTATTAGTATTTTTATCGCGATTTGCAATATAATATCATTAAGAGATGGTAAAGATATTAATTTAGTAGTATGTGAAAACAACAAGTTACCTTCATTAGATTTTTTTATATAAATAGGTTCGCACCTATACGTCCAATTTTTTATACTTTCTATGATCACCTTCAACTTTTTTCCTGACTTATTATATAACGCCTCTTTATCTTCAACAGACATATACTTAATTAAATGTAAATTTGAGTCCATAAATTTAGAAACTTCATTATAAATAGAGCGCATACTTAATATAGTAATTAAATTTTTTGTACAAATATTATTAGCCCCGGCAGTCGCCTCCAAGCGGCGACTGGGGCCACGGGGATACCCGCCCCTAGGTGAATGATTATCTCCAGGTAAAAGACTAAGCTCTTTACAAGAGGAATTAATATAATTTTTACTGTTTCCTCGTTTTAGGAGTATTATTTTTACTGGCTTTTATTTTTAAAATCTTTTCTAACCCTTCTAAAGTCAAATGTTCCTTTTTAAACATTAATTCTGAGGCTTCATATCAAGATTGAAAATCTTTAGCTTTTATACCCATAATTGGATAATTTAGATAAAAAGGAATAATTTTATTTAAAATATCACTCAATCTAGTTACTACAAAATCCCCCCTACTTTGAACACCCTCTACAGTATAATACTTACCACAACCGAAATAATCTATAAAACTTTTTAACAAATTTTCATTTCGTAGATGCTGACTTAACTGAAATCTTAAATTTACCAAGTATCCTGTTTTAGTTGAAGAGTTCTTAACTATATTTATATTAAAACAACCTTCACCAGCAGTAAAACCTGATAATCAATGTGGGTCAAGTACTTGAGGGTTAACTATTTTATGAAATCTTGGTATTAAAATAAAATTAGGGAAAGCTTCTTTCAATATTGGAGTTAACCCATTGTTAAGAGAAGCTCTATAATTTATAATCTCTTGTAAACCTTCAGTATTTAAATGTTTACCACATTTTACCATCATTACAACTGACTTAAACAATTCAAAATCTCCACGTTTTTGAGTTTGTAATGGATATTTTTCAAAGTGCTCAATAATTTTATCTAATGTCTCAAGAGAAAATACTCTATAAGTCAAACAATTATCCTTAAGTCTAGTTAAAATTCCTTGTCCATCAAAATACGTTTGAATAATATTTAGTAGTTCTTTATCTTTAGGGTGAAGTCCAATTTGAAATACTGGTTGTACTCGCCAACCTACTCTTGACTTCGGTGATTTATATATACTAACCATAAAACATCATTCCGCACCAGAAAAACCAGTTAAAAACCAAGGATTTATATTACATTTTTTTGATACCTCTGTACTCATATGTCTGATAACTAGAGTACTAAAATTTAAGTGTATTGAATTATTTGAATTATAATCAAATGTCTTTGCTCTCAATAAAGAAATAGAGTGTAAAGTCTTACCTCTACTTGCTCTATTCTTATTTGCATTGCTTCAGTTTTTCCAATAAATATCCATGTTTTTTTTTCGCTCGCGTATGCAATGCAAAAAAAAAATTGGTGTCTGTCTTTTACGAAGAAAATACACACTAATACTTGATGATGGACACTTAAGAGCTTTGGTTGCTTCACTAATTGAACAATAAATAGTGCTAATACCTGTGAGGATGTCTAATACTTTTACTTTAATACTTGGACTACCCGAACCCTCAGGTTTTTTTTTACCATACCTCGGATTTTTTTCACCTGTTAAAGATTTAAAGAGCTTGGCCAGAGTTTGTTCACTAATTTCTCTCCCAAACATATGATTCATTTCTCCTATTTTTCCATACATCGGGTTTTTTTCACCTGTTAAAGATTTAGAGATATTGGCCCGAGATTGATCAGAGTGTTTAAATCCTAGCAAGGAACCAGCAGTATTGAGTATATTGTAATGGGGATGAAAAAGATCCATAAAATATTGTTCCCTTTCGATACATTGAGTTGGTTCACAATATTCGAGAATCTCTAAATCAAATTTTGAATGACCATATTTTAAAAGTGCCTTATATATTCGCATATTATGTAACAATAAATAATTAATATTAAAATAATTTCTTAATCTTATTGATAAATTTACAGCACTTCCTATATAAGATTTTCCATTTACTTGATTTACTCAACGGTACACTCCAGATTTCCCTGCATTTTCTTTTAAAATTATTAATTTTTTAGAATCAGCGTTAGCATAAAATTTTATAGGTACAGCAGCTGAAAATAAAACAAATTCACCTGTAATGTCACCCATTATATAACTACTAGCATGAGTGGTTAAAACCAAAAATAAAATAAAAAGAAATAGAGTAAAAATTTTTTGTACTAATGTTCTTCTTGAGTTTAAGTGTATTGTATCATATGGATTATAACCGTATGTCTTTGGTCTTTTACGAATAAAGTGTAAAGTATTACCTGCTTTATTTTTTAAGACTACTGTCTCCTGTGACCCTTCCAATAACATATGTGATTGTACTACGATCACTCCGTCCCCCTTTGAATTGGTATTAAATAAAGCACTTATTTTAGTAAAATTTTCAAATTTTAATGCTCACAACTTCAAAGTCAAATTTTTGATACCTATTACTAGGCTTAGGGGATCCCCAGTTCCTAAGAAAAAGTCTGATATTATATTTTTAGCTCACTGCTTTAAGGGTAAAAGCCCTTTTAGTAATCATGAACTTAAATATGCATTTTGCTTTTCTACACATTTATGATTACACTTTGTATCAAGTATTTTCAAAGTCAGCCTATAGTTCTGTAACAGCATTATAATAAAAGCTTGAATATAAATTACCTTGCCCACCAAATAAAATTTATACTTAATCTTATTGAGGACTTTACTAACATGCTTCTTTCCTCTAATCATTTCGATATCAAGTAAGTTAGTCGGTTTACATAACATTAGTTCAGTTACGATTCTTAGTGGAACGGGCTTTTTCTTAATTTTCAACTTTTTAATTTGGTATATCTTTATTTTGTTAAAGATTAATTTTTTCATAAAATATTTACCTCTATAAGGCTTGGTCGTATCTCCAGAAAAGTATCTAGTAATACTCCTGGGAGATATTCCTATAGCTTTAGCAGTTTCACTTATAGAAGGATATATTGTTTTAGTTTGAGTTTCCAAATCGTACAATTCTATTTGTATTGCTGGTATCCCTGCACCTTCTGGTCTTGCTCGGCCTTTTAATTTTGCATGTAAAATTTTTAATGCTTCTGAATTATTTTTTTTTAATTCTAAGTTTTCAGAAAGTTTTTTTAAAGATTCTATCCGTTTAGCTCGCACTAAAGGATCGCTATGTAATCTTTTTAAAGCTTCCTTATTATTAGACTTTCATATTGGATCTTTTTGAATATATGAATTTAGATTTTTAAGATGTTCAAGATTTTTTAAACTTAACCCATGATTTCTCAATTTATCCAACGTTCCTAAAGAATGCTTAAAGCCTAATGTGGATCCTGCAATAGGTAATATATTATAACTTGGTTTATATAAATCAATATAGTATTGCTCTCTTTCTATTACTTTATCTGGAGTACAATATTCGAGAATCTGTAATGAAAAATTAGAATAACCATATTTTAATAAACTAGCACATATTATACTATTTCCCTTTAAAAGAGTTTTTTCAAGGTATTTTTTCGAATAATACTGTGCCAATCTATTACTTAAATCTACACTACTACCAATATATGAATCACCTGTCAATAGATTTGATCATTGATAAACCCCACATTTTTTTTTATTTTCTTTAATAATTTCCTTCTTATCTGTATCAGCATTTTTATAGACCCTTTCTGGAACTAACGTAAATAAAATTAAGTTAATTTCATCAATCTTTTCTGCAAAGAAGTTAATAAAATTATTTAAAAATAAAGCAAAATATGAAATTATTTTGCGTAGCAAAATAGACCAAAACACATACCCTATTCTTTGGAATCAAGATGTAAATAAAGTATAAATATACTCAAAAAATTGAAAATTAAATTTCTTAGTTAAAGGGCGCACAACAAAATATATAGATAAACCATCTATACCTAAAAAAAAGTTAAAATAACTAATTTCATGATATTCTTGTACAAATTGAAATTGATTTAGACTAAAATCAAATAAAATAAAAATAATTAATGATAAAAATAAATTAAGTATAGACGCAGTTAAACCTATAAATTTAATATTCGTTAACGAAACCCCTAAATCTTTATTAACCAATATCACAAAAACACCTATTATAGGAATTAAAAGCAAAGATAATAATAACACCCCTGAAAAAGAAAGCAAATACCTCTGTAACGCATAAAGGATAAATTATCGCTCACGCTTTTTTTTATGAACACCGTGATTATCTCAAGGTTAATAGACTATAAAAAAAAAAGTAAATGAATATAGTATATAAATCGATAACACGGTTGAAATTACACTAAAATAGTAAATAGTAAAGGTAATAGTTTAAATAGTGTTGGCAGACCGAATCAAGTATGCATAGCTATATTACTATACACTAATACTTATTTATACTTAGATGTTTTCATGGAACAGGAGACGGAGGGAATGAAAACATCAAGAAACAGGCAGACGGAAGGAACTCGAACGGAAGAAGAAAACATAATGGAAGGCTCTGAAGAAAGAGAAAAAAACAAAGGATGAGGAAAGATTTAAAAAACAGACACATACGAGGGAAAATTTCAAACGCAATGAGGGAAACTTTCTTCCAACAAGGAGTTCTGAAGAGCCGCTTCAGAAAACCTTTTCACTAGACCACAAAAAAAAGATATAAGATACTCATTCAATATGAGGAAGGCGCACCTCCTTCAATTATCATCATTTTAAGTCTGTGAATCAGGAAACTTTTTACCATAAAAAAACTAGAGTCCGAATCTTTATAACATATAAGATTCGGACGATGTAACACGAGAGTTTATTCACCTAACATTAGATTTTCTCTTTTTGGGACTAAAAAAATTGCTTAATGTTCGTATTGCTTTAGAACTATAATTTCTTATGGTTAGTTCTGTTCCTCGCAAATTCTCGCGATATAGCCAGGAATTCTCCCTTCCTATCAATCTAAAATCTTGAACAATGAAGTCATCACTTCATGTACCAATATATAAACGAGAGATTGTTAAGCCCGCATACTTACTATTAAAGAGCTTTATTCAGGGTTTCGAATATCTTCATCTCTTTAGATAACCTCCTTTTATTAACTCTATTCTCTTACTATCTGTTAGAAGCTCTATATGAATCATATTTAATAACTCATCTCTTAAACTAGAAGAAATGACTAGATTAGCCCCTTTCCTTGTTTCAGAATAAATCTTATCCTCAAACGGGTCATAAACTATACCAGTCACTTTAATTTTGAGATTCACTTAGAGTCCCTTTTTATTCATAAGGTTTTGGTTTCAGATAACTCCATACGCTTTTCTTTATCACCTCTTATTTCAAAGGGGACATCACTATAAAATATAGGATCATCGGCATAGGATATACTAGATTGTTGAGTTAAAAAATCCTTAAGATTTAGTATAGACTGTACTGGGGACATTGGGAAACCTTGGGGTAACCCTTCATCGTATCCCCAATTTAAAGGGGTCTCTTCTGGAGATATATTCTTTGAAGAACGGGGAGGGTTGAGATAAATCTCCTCAATCATGAGGGCACTGGAGTCACATTATCCTGAACAGGGTTATACTGCAGACCTAAAAAACGCAGTTTGGATATAACCTTCGGATCCTTCCTTCCTTCAGGAAGCACCAAACTTTTTATATTACCACCTTCTACCGGGAGGGAAAAGAAATAGAAAAGGTCCAGATATTCTAAACGTTTTAATATAAGTTCAGTATCGGAAACTAATTTAACCTCTCGGGGAATTATAAAATTACTACGATCTTTCCTATTCAAGATAACATATATTCACTTACTCCCATGGAAGATAGCACACCTGCCACTTCCGCCGGTCTAACCGAAGGGAAAAATTGCTTTAGATCTGTTTCTAATATTCAAGGTTTATCAAAAACTTTAGTAATTAGCTCTTGTCATGCAGTTAAACATCCGCGGCCTGGTATAAAACCATGTTGACTTGGTAAAAAATTCTCTCAGCTAAATTGGACTAGGAAATTATTTATCATATGCCCATCATACGTCAGGGTACAGAAGGTACACCTAACGGACGCCATTTGTTTCTATCTCAGAAATATACCCGCTTAAAGTCTATACAGTGAACTATCCTATTTAATTCACTATCTGTATCGAATGATTTAAGCAATTTTTTAAAAGATTTCACTAGAGACTTAACCTGTCCTAGTGTGAGGTCTCTATATCAGTTAGGGTGCATTTTAATGAAAGCGCTTAATCTAAAGACTAAGGATTTTTGAAGTAAAGATCTTACTACATTTCAGTACTTCACAGGGTCTGATCTCAAACGATCCAGACGTTTCAATTGATATTTCATATATTTATTCATTTTAGTATTTTCACCCCGCGTGATCCTTTTTCAAGAGACCCTCACTTTTAGTCCATAAAGATCCTTCCACAGCTTGTCATAAGGATTTGTAAACAACTCCATTTGATCGCAATTAGGTATTCCAGTCCAACCATATAGGTGGGGTTTTATCCTCTCCTGCGGAGCTCCGCAGGAGCTCTAAGGAGCTCCCGCTGGGAGAGAATTATTATTCTTACTATCCGGGTTCATCCCTCTAGGAAGGGTAAACAGTTTTGAATCTTTCTTTTTCATGGTTTTTTATTAATACTTTTTTTTTTAGACTCTTTTGTTTAGTGAGAGCTTCAATACTGATAAGTTCCACAACTAAGATACCACAGCAGAATATTTAAACAACTCATCCAAGAAATGATCCTGCTAAGATGTACACCCTGATTACCCAATTTGTACTAACATCCTTAGTACAAAACTCAGCGTCATAAACTCCGCCCAGTATATTCAGGATTTCCCTACATAAATTCTTTAAGTAAGATTGGTAATATTACCAGTTAGAAAGGTCCACCATTGAATTTCCTAATAGGCTGCCCGTTAGTAGATTACCGAAAACTACTAACTATTTTCAAGTTAACTTATCTAACTATGCCAAATTAAACGTAATACATAAGTTGCATTACATTTTTCAAGCTCCACTTTTTATTAAAACCATCCGTGAGGTCATCACGAAAGCATATTATGCTAAAAAATTATAGAAAGTGATTGTAAACATTAAGAAGATTTAATGATTTATCTCCATCATCACTTTAGAGGTCTAATTGCATGATTTAGCTGCACCTCTGAGCCTGAATGAAAGTACTGAAAAGGAAAAGAGCAACCGTGGAGGGCCAAGATTAATTAATCTTCTACAACTCGGTTTATTTAGGATAAAGTATAATAAACCAAATTTTAAATGATTAGATTTAAGAATACTGTAGTCTATAAGATTCTTTCACTTATTATATAAGTGAAGCTAAAAAAATATATTTTTAGTTAAATAACTTATAGCTATCTCCTTTTTCCCAATTAATAATTTCAATTATGAAAGCTGTGGGTCCTTTCCCTCAATTAGTTTCCATAGAAACTAACTACTTAAAATATATTTTTTTTATTGTATAATTATAATAATTCTTATTAGTTTAATGGTAAAACAAGATATTCCTAATATCCTAATCTAAGTTCGAGTCTTAGATAAGAAGCATAGATTTTATTAGAATAATTCTTATTAGTTTAATGGTAGAACAAGATACTTCTAATATCTGAGTCTAAGTTCGAATCTTAGATAAGAATCGGTATTTTTTTTAATAAATAGCTTTTAACTTAATAATACAACTATTAAGTATTTATATATTTTTATACTTAAATTTCTAGATATATTTCTATAATAATACTCTATAATAAATATTACAGTTAGAAAGACTTTTTTATTTGAGTTTGATGATGGCTCTGATTGAACGCTATGCAAATGCTTGACACATGCTAATCGTACGTCAATATTTAACCCATGAGGGTTCGATATATTGAAGTGGTGTACAGGTGAGTAATTGGTATTTTAGCTACCTAAGAGTAAGGCAAAATAAATCCCTTATAAGAACAATGTTTATGGTTATTAATTAAGACTAAATCTAATAAATCATACCCAGCCCAGGGCTACTATATTGTAAGATTAGATGGAAAATTAAAATAAGAACCATAAAGTATGTTTGTAAAAGAAAGAGAATTTCGCTCTTAGTTGATTATTAATAACCACCGGATAAGTATTAAGTATGGTAATATCATATTTAGCTTATGTCCGTAACCAAGACTGAGAGGTCTATTGGTCACACTGGGTCTGAAAAAACCCCAGTGCGTATAGTACAGCAGTGAGGGATTTTGGTCAATGGCCTAACGGCTGAACCAGCAACTTGCAGGAACGAGAGTTAATATAAATGAGTTATTAACTTGCTTGACTAGGTCTTATAAAGTTCTGGAAAAAGCTGATAATGACAACTTTAAATCCAGAGGTCTCGACAAAATCTTGTGCCAGCAGTCGCGGTAAGACAAGGGAGACAAGTGTTATTCATCTTAAACAGGTATATTGGGTACCTAGACGGTGTAAAAAGGCTGAAATAAGTACCTATTGCACTTGAGTTTGATATGTGAGAGGAAGATGTCAGAATTGTTGGAGTTTAGGGATGAAATCCATTGATACTAATAGGACTGATAATGGCGAAGGCAAACCTCTATGTACAGGCATTTACTTAAGAAAATAAGAACAAAAGACAACGACATAAACATTGAAAAAGTATTAAAAAGTTCTTAAGTATAGAGCTAAACTGACGTTGAGGGACGAAGGCTTAGAGAGTGAAGAGGATTAGATACCCCCGTAGCCTAGGCAGACAATGATGAGTGCCATAGGTTGGCTTATGGCTGAACTATAAATGAAAGTGGAAGCACTCCACCTCAAGAGTAATGTGGCAACGCAGGAACTGAAATCATTAGACCGTTTCTGAAACCAGTAGTGAAGTATGTGTTCGACGTGAGGCGGATAATAACAATGTGGTTCGAATCCACTAAATCAGTTCTCGATTTAACACTATTTGCAGATGCATAGTTAGTAATAATATGTATTAAGTTGCAAAGACAATGTAGCCTGTTAAATGTAATATTCATTTAAAGGAGCTAGTGTGACGTGAGATATGGGTAGCGAAAGCAAAGGCAACAATGACGTTTCGATACACTACAACTATAAGGGTAGGAGAGGGTTTGACATACTAACCCTTTCAGAGAACCAATATAACCCTTCGGAGTAAAGTTGTCACCCTAAGTCTTACTAGGAAGTGTTATTATTTGAACACGGTAAGCCCTTATCTAACCTAATCTTTTGTACGTTTACAATAGGAAGGAGGTGTCTTACGATAAAAAGTAGGCATAGCAAGGTGAGAGGTAAAGGAGAAGTTAAAAAGCGAATGCCAATGGTCGTAACTTCGATTGAAGTAAGTTTACGGTATTGGATAGAGTCATATTAAATAAAATTATTAAAAAAACAGTTAGTTTTTAAGGCCCTTTTTGTACCCTCCATATGGGTATTATTTAGGATACTGACCTTTAGTTAGGATACTGACCTTTAGTTAGGCTTTAATGGTAATTCAGGGGCGGCTTTTCATGAAAGCAAGTATATGTAAGGTGCCAGCACCTCCTTATTTTTATACTCTTAAGGATACATTTTATGCAATACTAAGAGGTTGGAATCATTGGAAATTTTTCCCTATTGTGATATGCGATAGTCAAATCAGGATTGTGCCAACTAAGATTTTAATAAGGGTGGTTGAGTCACAAGTTCAGCCGAGTATCCTTAGTTATGCATTTAAATATATCTAAGGACCTTATCTTGTATAGTTGTTCGGCTACAATCCGAAAGGCGTTGTTGAGAAAGAAAAGCTCTCAAGCTGCAAGACCCGCTAATACTCAAAAGTTCTAAAAATTTTGATGGAACTATCAAGTTACCACATTGTGTGATTCTTTTCAGTGATTCATTTATATATAATACAGAAGAAGCTACAACAATAATGATGATAAACAAATTAATTAAAACTAATAACTTAGTTATACAGAATAACCCTACATATTCTAGAATGATTCAGACTTATTTTAAACTTGTTTTAAATCCATGATACCAGAACTGCCGTATGCTTACTACATCGGTTCATACTTATTGTTCTATATCAGTTCTTGACCCTTGGTTCGTGGTAGGATTCACAGACGGAGAGGGTTCATTCACTATCACAATCTATAAAGATAAGGAGTATGTCACTGGATGACATATACAAGCAATGTATCAAATACATTTACACGCTAAAGATTTACCTTTATTAAAACAAATACAATCTTTTTTTGGCGTAGGAACTATACAAACTATTAAATCTAATAATTCTGCTATTTATCGTGTAACACACAAAAAAGAACTGATTGAAAGAATAATCCCCTTTTTTGATAAATATAATTTACTTACACAGAAACGAGCTGATTTTGAACTGTTTAAATCTGTAGTTATATTAATGCAAAACCGAGAGCATATTACGAAGGAAGGACTTATAAAGATTGTTAATATTAAAGCGTCTATAAATAAAGGGTTATCAAATACATTAATGGAATATTTCCCTAATGTTCTACCTGTAAATCGGCCAATAATAGAAACAACAGAGATTCCGGATCCTGCCTGAATATCAGGATTTAGTTCAGCCGAAGCTTGTTTTGATGTTACTATTGCTAAAAATAACTCTAATTTAAAATATCAAACTAAGCTCAGATTTAGAATAACTCAACATGTTCGAGATAGAGCTCTCCTAGATTTAATTCGTAAATACTTAAATTGTGGGAGATTAGAATATTCTAGAGATGTGGTAGAAATTTCTGTCACCAAATTCTCAGATATATTAAATATCGTTATTCCGTTATTTGAGAAATATCCTATTCAAGGTGTTAAAGTGTTAAATTTTAAAGATTTTTGTAAAGTAGCATTATTAGTAAAAGATAGGGATCATTTAACAGCTTCAGGGTTAAGTATAATAAAAACGATTAAGAGTAGAATGAATAATAGTAGAGATGAAAATGATAAATAAAAAATTATTAAAACCATTTAATCCCTTTTATGTGACCGGAATTGTGGACGGAGAGGGAAGTTTGGGAGTTTTTGTTAAAAAAGACCCCAAACGTTCGCTAGGGTACCTTATAACTTTAAGTTTTGAAATTGCTTTAGATAAAAAGGATTTAAATCTTTTAGAAGGATTGCAAGCTTATTTCGGAGTAGGGGGAATATATAAACATTCTGGCGATATGATGCGATATAAAGTAAGTTCTATTCAAAATATAGCAAAAGTTATTATACCACATTTTGATAAGTATCAATTGGTAACTCAAAAAAGAGTGGATTTTGATATATTCAAGCGTATAGTGTGTATTATAGCCAAAGGACCTGTTTCTAGAGAAGATTTGCAAGAAATTGTAAATTTAAAATCTTCTATGAATTTAGGTTTATCAGATTCATTAAAAGAATCTTTTCCGAATACTAAAGAGTTAGCTAGACCTCTAGTAAAGTATAATGGTATTCCAGATCCAAATTGATTAACTGGATTTTCTGAGGCTGAAGCATGTTATTACATTAGTATTTACGATTCACCTCAATCAAAATTAGGAAAGGCAGTTCAATTGGTATACGTAGTAACTCAGCATATTCGTGATGAGGAGTTACTGAAGGGGTTGATAGATTACTTTGGAGGATGTGGAAAATACAGTAAAAGAAAAGATGGTGGGGATTTTAAAGTACTTTCTATTAAGGATATAACCACTAAAATAGTACCATTTTTTGATGCGTATCCTTTACAAGGGGTAAAATCTTTAAATTTTAGAGATTGAAAACTAGCAGTTGAAATAATGGAGAATAAAGGTCATTTGACTGAAGAGGGGTTAAAGAAAATACAAACTATAAAGATGAGGATGAATACAAAAAGATTTAGTTAGAAAAAAGACAAAAAGACTACTTAAATTTATTTAATATATAACTCGCACCGAAAGGTGGCTGACTTAACATGCGGTGGAATTAGCACATATTAGTGTTGCGGCGATGGCTGCTGGGATATTATATATCCTTAGATTCTGCTTGAGCGTAGTGCGATGAAAGTTGCACGCTACGTTCTTAGAGGGGGAAAATCCGAGAGGATCTACCTATCTCAACTATTTAATTCGATGATCCGCGAATAACCTTACCACAATTTGAATGCTCTAAATTATTATATAGTTAATAGATGGTTAATATATATGTTTAGGTGTTACAGTATATAACCAATATATAATATACAGCTTTTAACCAATATGTAATATATATTGTTTAGGTGTTACAGTATATAACCAATATATAATAACCATACCTTTTTATTATATTGTTTAGACCACATGCGTTGCATGGCTGTCTTCAGTTAATGTCGTGAGATTTGGTTAGGTCCATTAAATTAACGTAAACCCTTGTTTTATTTTATTAAATAAGGCAGCTCACCGCTTACAATTGGATTGATAATAGGGACTAAGACAAGTCATCATGGCCTGCCTTGAGGTGTAGGATACCTCATAAAAGGGCCTATTAAACTATCAAATTCCGGGGACACCCTAGAACTCCAAGTACCAAGCTATAGTTGAAAAACTATAAGTGGATGAACTAATTACTCATGTACGGTAACAAGCTTGGAGGCTTCCCTTTGCTCACTCAAGATAATGATTGAGCGGGGGCTGCAAAAACTTTTTTTTGCTGCTGAAAAGAATGTGGGCAATCGCGGATCTAAATCAGCATTATTTTATGATGCTGTAAAAGTGCAACGAGTAGACGGTAGTTGGCAAGTTGGTGGTGCTTCTTGTTTAAGGTATACTCTTATGAGTTTAGAAATAAACTTATGAGTCAAAGTCCCTTCTAAGCAAATAAAGTAAGATGATATAGTTCCACTACACAAACATCGACAGCTGTTAAATCTAATGCATCTCCTTGGTTTATTACAGGTTTTGCAGATGCCGAATGTTCTTTTTCTATCTTAATACAGCCTAATAGTGACTATGCTACAGGTTGAAGAATAAAACCTATATTTGCTATTGGACTGCATAAGAAAGATCTAGAGATATTAAAAATAATTCAATCTTCTCTGGGTGTAGGGAAAATTCATAACCACGGTAAAGATTCTATACAATTCCGTGTTGATTCACTTAAAGAATTACCAATTATTATAAATCATTTTAAAAATTATCCATTAGTAACTGCTAAATTAGCTGACTACACTTTGTTTAAAAAAGCTTTAGATATAATTATACTTAAAGAACATTTATCTCAACAAGGTTTATTAAAATTAGTAGGAATTAAAGCTTCACTCAACTTAGGCCTTGCTGCAAATTTAAAGGAAGCATACCCTAATTGAAAAGAATTACAAGTTAATAGACCTGATTATGTTTTTAATGGTATACCTGATCCTGATTGAATGGCAGGATTTGCTAGCGGTGATAGTAGCTTTAATGTAAAAACAAGTTACTCTCCAAGTAGCTTATTTAATAAAAGAGTTCAATTAAGATTTGGTATAGGTTTAAATATTCGAGAAAAAGCTTTAATTCAATATCTACCTAGTTACTTTGGGCTGGCCGATGATCTAAAAAACGTTTATTTAAATCTTAACTCTGCAAGATTTGAAGTTGTAAAATTTTCAGACATTACAGATAAAATAATACCTTTTTTTGATAAGCATTCAATACAAGGTAAAAAAAGTTTAGATTTCGCCGATTTCAAAAAGGCAGCTGATATTATTAAACGCAAGGATCATTTAACACCACAAGGTCTTCAGCAAATTTTAGAGATAAAAACTAAAATGAATGAGTAATAATTAGGATTGAAAAATATATAAAAATTTATTTATTTGTATGATAAATTTGATTGCCAAGTAATATTGTGGGCTGATATGTGTTTTGGGAATACACTAAATTGGCTGAAACTATCAAACTCCGGGGACACCCTAAAACTTATGAAACCAAGCTTTATTCAAAAGGATATTTGTGGCTGAACTAATTATTCAGGTACGGTAATAAATCATAAGATAAGTGAAAACGAAATGGGTTATCGCGGATCTAAATCAGATGTTAGTTTAATATCTGTAAAAGAGCAACGAGTAGACGGTAGTTGACCTCTTTTTATAAAAGCCAATCCAAAAAATATAAAAAGAAGTTTAAGGTGTACTCTAATGGGCTTTGAAAGAAGTTGCCGAAATTTCGGCCTATTTTCTAATATTATTGAAAGTAGTCAGGTCAAAATCCCTACTAAGGTATTATTAAGTAAAAATTATTCTACCTTATCTATCTTAGACCCTTGATTCTTAACAGGGTTTTCAGATGCTGAAGGTTCTTTTATAATTTCTATTTATAAAGATAATAACAGTAAATTAAAATGAAGAATTTCGGCTTATTTCTCCATCCATATCCATAGTAAAGATGTTTCATTATTGGAGATGATACATAATACTTTTGGAGTAGGAGTTCTTCGTAAAAATAATGAGAACACTGTATTATTTAGAGTTAGTGACATACAAGAACTGCAAGTGATTATAGATCATTTTAAAAAATACCCTTTAGTTAGTGCTAAGTATTCTGATTTTTTATTATTTGAACAATGTTATAATATCATAAAAAAAAAAAGAACATTTAACTCAAAATGGGTTTAAAAGAATTATAGAATTACGTGCTTCACTAAATAAAGGTTTATCCCCTGAATTAAAAGAAGCTTTCCCTAACAACAATCCAGTTGTTAGAACAGAATATGAATTTAAAGGTATACCAGATCCTAATTGAATTTCCGGGTTTGCTACTGGAGATTCTTCATTTAGAATTTCTATTGAAAAAAGTTCAAGTAAAATAGGTAAAAGAGTAAGATTGTGTTGGGATACTTGTTTACACATTAGAGAGAAAGAACTTTTAAAAGGGATAGCTAATTATTTTAGTTCATATGATTCTAATCTTACTAAAGAAATGTCAATTCAATGTTCTGAAAAAAATAATACTTGTTTATTACAATTTAGGAATAATTCAGACATAGAAAATAAAATTATACCTTTTTTTAAAGAATATTCTATAAAAGGTGTGAAAGCATTAGACTTTAATGATTGATGCAAAGTGGCTGAATTAGTAAAGAATAAAGAACATTTAACTATAGATGGTTTAAATAAAATCACAGAAATTGCAAATGGTATTAACTTAAATAGAAAATGATAAAGTTTAAGAATTTTTTTTTTAATAATTACTAGGTTAAATTTGATTTCCATGATAGACGTGCCACATAAGCCTTTACAAAGGGATGCAATAATGCGAATTGGAGCTAATCCCCAAAATAGGATAAAGTATGGATTGTAGTCTGAAATTCGACTGCATGAAAAAGGAATTACTAGTAATCGTGAGTAATCACATCACGGTGAATTTTATCTCAGATAGGTACTAACCACTCGTCAGGCGCTGAAAGGAGTATGTGCAATAAGTTTGGTTACTGCTGTTTGTTATTCTAAAGTTAGAGGTTTAGATCTTTTGGCAGAGGATCTTCGTATGCGTGACTCTGATTGGTGTTAAGTCGAAAACCAAAAAGAAATTGAGACCTTCTTTTTATTTTTCTAAAAATACCAAACTCCGGGAATACCCTAAAGCAGTTTATGCCAAATCTACATATGAAACAATTAAAGTAGATGGCCTTTCGTAATGGATAAGGGTATGGCAATAAGGTAACTGATTAGTCGAAAGATTGAATGGGCTACCGCGGATCTAAGTTGACTCTATTCTCACTATAGGATATAATCTCAAGTATGATTATGTATAGTAGATAGATCATAAAAGAGCAACGAGCAGATGGTGTTTGTAGGTCCACTGGTTACTTATAGTGTAACCGAAAACGGAAATAATTAGTTTTTACCAAATAAATTAGTATTGACTTTATTTCCGAAGTCTAGGTTCTGAATAGTTCCAAGGTGGAATATTAAGGTATGCTCTAAATAAAGTAAAAATACTTTTATTTACTTCGTCTCAGACCTAAATACAAGGTAAATACTTTGTACATGGTCGAAGAAGTATTAACTGATACGGTTCGGGTTGGGGAACTAGCCCGGGAATAATAAAAATAAACGATACACCCAAAAAAAAATAAACCAAAAATTAAAAAAAATGCAAAAAAAAAAAGCCGGTGCAAGGAGCATAAATATTTCATATATTTATATGGTTCGAATCCATAAACAGGATAATGGGTAGTTTAAAGATATTATTTTACAATAATAATAATTTAGGATTGTTTGAATTTAAGGTTTATATCTTGGCTTATGATATTTATATTTTAGGTGTGCGCCGTGTAGAGGCATTGTTGTCGAGGCAAATAATTGCTTATCATTACTCGAACATGATAGTAGCAACAGAGTTAGGTCGAAGGGAAAGCCTGGAACTGAACATAGCATCTCTGTTAAAGCGGTCACAGTCAATAACCCGAATAATTGATAATAGGATTCGCGAGCTATACACTCTATGGTTAAAGTTATACTACGAAGTGAATTGTCCATTGGCCTCCAATATAGGGCACTCTCATTACGGGTAAGGGAGAGTTCAGACGGAAAGATGGATGAACCTAAGCCATTTTTCTCAAGTCGATCTGACAAGATACGCAATAAGCGCATTGAAGGACGAGAAATCGCAACCTAAGGAGTGAAGACGAACAACAAATCGCAACCACGGGATTGCCTGAGGGATGAAAATCCTATGGTAACAGAGTGATCGTAGTAGAAATAGTGGACGAAGGGTCACAGTCGAAGAAATTCTTCATGAATCCATAAACAGTACATCTTGCACCATACCTATTTCGAACTTCAATACCCTGTCCAGCCATGTCTTCTGTAAAATACACACACAAATACACCAACGAAAGCGTTACCGGTTCTCCTCTGATGGATGGTCGACCTCTTGTCATCCCTCGAGCGGATTCACCATTTGGCGAAGACTTTACCTATTCAATTGAAAATCAGATTCTTGACTCATTGGAGGAGGAAACAGGTAAAGTGTTATTGAAGACCATTTCACCTAAAACGGTTGTAGGGTATTCAGCCAACGAAATAAACCCGTGCGTCAGGGGGGGATCACAACTCTCCTATCATTAACAAAGAAGATGAGTGCATACCGTTGATTTCATCTCGGCCACATTCACCTTCACAAACTACCCAACCGGAAAAATCGACTCCCACCAAAAGAACATCACCTCTAAAAAGATCAGGTCGTATTGCTAAAAGACGGTCCCCTACCACGACTAAGAGTTCTCTTATCAAATGGTATAGCGAGGAAGGGTATTTTCAAGTCGGATCGCGAAGAATTTCTAAAGATAAGGCTACCGAATTTATCCTACGGGGAATCGATGATGATAGAAGGGAAAAATTGAAAAAGAAGATTTCAGAAGCGAAGGAATTATTTACTATGGTTAAACGAGAATGTATAAAGGTTTTTCAAGAAGACGTCGATGATCTGGGGGTTAATTGGTACGATGATAAGGATATTCACCAAGAGTTGTTCGATGCAGGTATAACGATTACGCCGTATATGCGTAATATTATATTCTATATAAAACAGTAGTATATCAGCCATTCGACCTTCCTTATCTATAAAACGTTTCTTTTTCTAACGGTTCGGGTTGGGGAACTAGCCCGGGAATAATAAAAATAAACGATACACCAAAAAAAAAAAACCTGCCCCCCAACTTTTTCCCTACGGCTACGCGGGAAAATTCAATAAAATAAAGTAAGGAGTCCGAGTCCCTTTATTAAACACTGATGGACAAAGTATATAAATCACACTAGACAAATCTAAGCAGAATAATTTTACGGTATTGTATTATATCTGAATAATACAAAGGAAGTTCAAATCTTTCTATTCTGGAATGCCATACAACTCATTAATATTATTAATTTTATCTAATTCAATTACATCAAGACGAGACAAATCAATCCTGTTCACAGCAACAGTTATATTTATAATTATCCTTTCAGTATTTATAGCTTATAATAATTTACATATTTTATTTTTAGTATTATCTTTGGAAAATGGGTTAGGATTAACCCATATTGCTGCTACAATGAACTCGTTCCCTGTTAGGGATTTAAACACATTATTAACTTTACTTCTAAAAAGGGTTATAGTTGCTGTAAGGCAAGGGTACGATAAGGGTAATGGGATAAGCTATTCATTAAAAGTTAAAGCAAAATCTGATGAAAAGATCTCTACTATATTATCAAGTATGCCTTCAACATTCAACTATAACACTAAAAGAAAGTTTAATACTTTATCTAAAGTAAACTCTATTAAAAAATTAGACCCCTTCTTTATTACAGGTTTAGCGGATGCAGAGTCTAGTTTTATGATATTTATTCGTAAAAATACTAAGATTAAAGTTGGTTGAGTAGTGGAGGCTAGATTTGCAATTAGTTTTCATAAAAAAGACTTACCACTTTTAGAGTTAATTCAGTATACTTTTGACGGAGTGGGTTCTATAGTACGTCATTCAAAAGATAGTTATAGTTTATGCGTTAGCTCTCCAAAGGATTTAATTCATACTATTATCCCACATTTTGACAAGTACCCTTTAATTACAAAAAAAAGATCTGATTATGAGCTATTTAAACGTGTAGTAGAACTTATGAACCAGAAAGCCCATTTAACCGTTGAGGGTTTACAACAAATTATAAGTATTAAAGCTGTTCTAAATAAAGGTTTATCAGATGAATTAAACCTTTCATTTCCTGACGTTAAATTTACTACACGTCCTCTATTTCCAGTGAGTAAAATACAAAATAGTAACTGAGAATCCGGATTTGTCGAAGGTGAAGGTAACTTTATGATTATGCTTAAAAAAAATCCATCTCATAAATCTGGTATACAGGTTGCATTGAGATTTAAAGTGACTCAACATAACCGTGACGTTGAGTTTATTAAAAGTTTTGTAGATTTTTTTGGTTGTGGTAATTGCTATATTGGTGGAGATTGCGTAGATTTCGTTGTTACAAAGTTTTCTGATATTACTGATATAATCTTACCCTTTTTTAGTAAATACCCTTTACATGGCTGTAAAAGATTAGATTTTCTGGATTTCTTACGAGTTGTTGAGATTATGCAAAGTAAAGCTCATATAACTGGGGAGGGACTAGAACTAATTCGTACAATAAAATCCGGAATGAACAGAGGAAGATGTGTTTAATTTCTCACTATAGCTGTTTAGAGTAAATTAAACCAAAAAAAAAACCAAAGGAGAGTTCCTTCATCGGTAAGAAGGGTTGAGCTGTAAACTCAATAGTAATATACTTTTAAGAGTTCGAATCTCTTGTCTCCTAGATTTTTTTATAATATAAACAATTAAATAATGATGTATGATTATGATTACTGTATATATTTATGTTATATTCTTTAATAGCCCTTATAGCTCAATGGTAGAGCGGAATACTGTTAATATTATGATAAATGTTCAATTCATTTTAAGGGCTTGCACAGATATACCTAATAGAGGGCTGTTGTATCCTTACAATATTGGAAGTTTTAAGTATATTTTGCTATATGCTTTAAGAACTTTTTTTTCAAACATTTTATTATTTATTTAATTATTTAAAACAATCGCGTTTGCGACACCTTTGTGACGCCTTTGCGTTTGTGACAATTTATAATCCAGGCATATCTATTATAGAATAATAAGTCTAAATTATTTATTAAAAAATGTATCTTAGTACAGTTATAGTACTATTACCTAATGTAATTGATGTATAATAATAACTGTTATGAAAGTGGTAAATAACAATTTTACATGTTGTATATTGTGAATGAAATGACATTTAGTGGATATAATGTATATAGTTTAAACTTATTATATATTATTGCTATATTATTAGGTATACTAGTTATTATTAGCAAAAACCCTATTGATATATTATTTTGGGGTAAACTATCAAATTCCGGGGATACCTTAAAGCTTCTGATACCAAGCATTTATTGAAAAATAAATTGTGGATGAATTAATCACTCATGTATGGTAAAAAGTCAGAAGATGATCCTTTATATTAGCAAAAGAGAAATAGGCAATCGCGGATCTAAGTCAGTAACATAATAATTACTGTAAAAGAGCAACGATTAGATGGTAGTTAGTAGTGGTATTTAAGTAAATAATATTACTACTTAAGGTATAATCTACAAATTAAAAAAAAATATGTGATTGTAAATAATTTAAATCAAAACTTACTTACATTTTATTTGGATGTAGACTCAGGAGGTGTCTCCTGCTCTAATAATAAATATATTCTATTACAATCCCGTGTACCCCGACCTCACCAATTAAATGATCTCTCGATAAGGTCATATCACACTAAATCTTTAAGTAGCTTACGTACACCCTTAGAGTTAAAACCTTGATTTATTACTGGATTTACTGATGGGGAAGGTTCATTCTCAATAAGTGTTAGAAATATAGATAAGGATACTAAAAAAGGAAAAGTACTCTATGTATTTTCAATAATATTACATAAGAAAGACGAGGGTATATTAAGAAGTATCTCATCCGCAGTTATTACGCTATTGCTTGGTTATTTTCATAAATTTAAAGATAGATGTAGTTTTGATTTAGAATGAGCTTTACATAACCCACCTAAACCATACGCATTTACTCACTTACCTTTACAGAGTAAACTTCAACATCCACATGCGGGTTATTTTTGATGAATGATGCACAGACGTAATGTGCATGCACACGAATCTAACGCACCTACGTCGGAACATATTCAGAGTTACTATCAGAAATACATTGAACCATTGACCCCCGAACAACTAAATAATTTTGATAGAAAATTAATACGAATAGATGATAAATTTTTGGATAAAATACGAGGTAATGGAATGCAGCAGTGTCCGAATCATGGTGTCAAATATGTACAAAATAGTGATTGTAAAGGTTCATACATTTTTGAGCATCATGAGTTAAATCCTCTTATGAATATTATGCATAATGACGAAATTCAAAGCATACTCTTTGTAGTTAACAGAGAGTGGGTTATTTGCTTAAGATACCTAATTATGTATTTTATGATTAAAAATGGATATAATTTTAAAATTATATGATCATTTATAAGTTCGAATATTATTAATGTTATAAAAATTCTTGCGAATAACGTTAGTAGTATAATTTTTCTCTATTTAGCTATTATATCCAGTATGGTATTTTTATTAATTAGTGGTAACTATTTAGATGCTAGCTTTGTTAGTTATGACGTACTTAAAGCTTGAGAACTTTACTTCCAAAATAGTGCTAGTCCACCTAATAATATTTTTTCAGGTTATAGAAATTATTTACAATATTCAACTAATTATCCTCTAATACTATCTTCTAATAATATTAAAAGAAATAGATCTTTTTCTACCTCTATTCTCCCCTATAACTCCGTTACAAGGGGAAGCTTATTAAATCTTAAAGAAATACCTCGTAGGAAGTTTTATTGCTCAACTTCATTAAATAGGGATTTACTTAGTGATGAAGATTTTTACGAATGGTTACGTGGTTTGATAGATGGTGAAGGTTGTTTTTATATAAGAAAAAACTTGATCCGATAGAATTCTCCATTCACATTTTTATTCTTAATTAATTTACACATTGATGATAAGGCTGCGCTTGACTATATTCAAATGAGGTTGAATATCGGTAAGGTCGATGTTATCAAAGATGGAAAAATGAGTAGTTTATCAGTTGTGAAAAAAACAGAGATAAAAGTACTAATTGACATTTTAAGTAAAGTTCCTTTGAATACAACTAAAAGGTTAAATTTCGAAGACTGAAAGCAAGCTTATGAGCTTTATTTCGGTGTAGATAAAATAAGTGATAGAGGAAAAACTATCCTGGAAAAAATAGATGAGATTAAGAAAGGTATGAACACAAGAAGACAATATGAAACACATAAATTTGAGTTTCATATCACGAAATATTGATTGTTAGGGTTTATAGAAGGAGAAGGTTCATTCTCTATATCGAAAGAACGACTTCAACAGATATTTTTCCTGGGGCAAGTGTCTAGCGAGAGACCTTTATTAGAAAAAATCACAGAATATTTAGAATATTATAGTGAGGGTTCTATCTCTTATTCCACTAACAATAAGTCCATATTCGCTATCTATGATAAAACTGAGGATGCTTTACGTAACCGTAAGCCCTTTTCTAGTTTACATTGCGCTAATCAAGAATATTTACTTAAGGTGCTAGTGCCGCTATTAGATTCATTAACCTGACAAACCAAAAAATTTATTGATTTTAAGGATTGATCAGCAATATTGGAGATAAAAGCTGCCGGTCTTCATCTTAGTTCCCAAGGTAAAAAAGTGATCCAAAAAGTAATTGCGCAGATGAACAATTACCGTTTGTCAACTAATCCTGATAAAACAAACATAGATAGAAACTTATTGTATTCTGAAATTGCAGATTTATTAGATCAACCTTCTATTGAAAGAGTAGCCAAAAGACCGGTTAATCTAATAAATGAAAAAGGTGAATTGTTTAAGTCTTTTCCATCAATATACGGCTGTGCCAAATTTCTGGGTATAAGTAAATATAAGATTAATACAGCTATAAAACTAAATAAAGCGCTGATTTATGACGAAAAAGTATATTTTGTGCGTGAGGACTAGGAGTAGGTAAAATATATACACATGGAAAACAAGGAGTACAATTCCGCGTTGAATCTAAAAAAGAGTTATGTATTTTAATAGAACAATTTGATAAATATCCGTTAATAACCAAGAAAGCTAAAGACTTCTTATGTTTTAAAAAAGCAATTTTCTTAATAAAAAACAAAGAACACTTAACAAAACAAGGTATGCTAAAGTTAGTATCTCTAAAAGCTTTAATGGGTAAAGGTCTTACTAATGAATTAAAAACTGCCTTTCCTGATCTTATTACAGCAAATGAACTAGGGATATCTGATTTAACTTTATCTCCAGATTTAATAATAGATCCTTGTTGATTAGCAGGGTTTATTTCAGCGGAAGGTTGTTTTATTATAGGTATTAATAAATCTACATCTGTAAAAACAGGATACCAAGTACAGTTAAAATTTGTAATAAGTCAACACATAAGAGATAAAGAGTTATTTGAATATTTTGTAAAACATTTAGGGTATGGTTATACAGCTGTAGATAGAGAAGGTATTTATTTCATAGTTACTAAATTTTCAGATTTAAAAGATAAACTCTTACCTCTATTACATTTACAACATCCCGTAGTAGGTTATAAATATTTAGATTATTTGTATTTTATGGAGGCTGTAGAAATAATGCAAAAAAAACTCCATTTAACAGAAGAGGGTTTAAATAAACTACGTGAGATACAAGTTTTAATGAACAGCGGAAGAAAAAACACACCTGAACAAGATACCGATTCAGTTACAACAGATTAAACTATGTGTTTGTGTGTGCGGGTAATACAAGAGGGGTAATTAGCAGCTTAGCTGTTAAATAGGTATGTAAGTTTTAATATTTTAAAGTAGGCTTTTTAATTTGTGATTGTTTCGGTCTTATTCTTAATAGGTTTATTTTTATGCATATCTTGTTATTTAATTCTAACAGGGTTAAACTTTATAGGATTATCTTACTTATTGGTGTACGTGGGAGCGGTGATAAGTATGATAATTTTCAACGCACTGATTCGAAGCCTGTTTTACAAAGTTATTTTGAAAACAAGGAAAGAATTAGTTACACCGCACATAAAAGATAAAAAAAGTTTAGCTATATTTTATTTAAACAAGATTAAGCCCAAATTTATCCCAACCAGGGTTGGAGTTATTCCGCTGCAAGGGATAATAAGAGGTAAGAACGGACGGTAAAAAATTCAATCTTATGATATAGAGGTTATTCTAACACAAGTTATAAAGATTCGCTTAATAATACAGAATTTTACGAATGATTGTGTGGGTTCGTAGATGGTGAAGGTCACTTTAGGATTAGAAAGGACAGTAGAAGAGAAAAATCACCATATGTTTTTGAGTTTATGATAAATTTACACGTAGATGATAGGCATGTTCTTGATTCTATTAAAAAAATATTAAATTTAGGGAATGTCACAAGTAATGATAGATTTTCTAGATTTAGTGTTAATAGTAAAACCGAGATAAAAGAGATTATTAATATTTTTAGTAAATATCCTTTAAATACTTCTAAAAGACTTAATTTTGAAGATTGAAAAAAAGGTTTTGAACTTTATCATAAGGATGATATTATAAATGCTAATAGAGAAAATATTATTCCTGTTGTAGAGAAATTAAGGCAAGGTATGAATACAGGAAGAAGTTATGAAACTTTTAAACCGGATAATATAAATATTACGAAATATTGATTATTAGGATTTATTGAAGGGAAAGGTTCCTTCAGTTTTAATAAAGACGGGTCTGCAGCATATTTTACATTAGGGCAGGTATCTCGAGATAGACCTTTATTAGAAAAAAATTATGGAGTTTTTAAAAATTTATAGTGAAAATTTATATACTAGAGAGTCTTTAACTATTTATGATAAAACGAAAGAAAATTATCTAAATCAAAATTCTTATTCAGAAATCCGTATTGGAAATTTATACTTTTTACAAAAAATATTTGTACCTTTACTAATGGATTTACACTGATTTTCAAAAAAACATAAAGACTTTAAAGATTGAGCTTTAGTTTTAGATCTAAAAGCTGCAGGTCTTCATAATACATCTGAGGGTAAAGAACTTATTTTAAAAGTATCCTCTCAAATGAATAATAATCGTCTATCTACTAACAAATCAGATGTGAATATAGATGCAGATAAATTACATAATGAGATTAAACTTTTATTAGCTAAATCCACGGATCATACAAGTAAAGTGAATTCTGTTAATCTTTATTTAGAAAACGGAGAACTGGTTATGTCTTTCCCATCAATATATAGTTGTGCGAAATTTTTAGATATTAATAAGTATAGAATTAATAAAAGTTTAATTTTGAATAAACCATTTAATCTAGACAGTAAGGTCTATTATGTGCGTAAGATAAATTAAAAAGATTAATTAGAATAACTAATATGGTACACAATTAATAAGGTTGAATTTAGCTATTCTTTTTTTTTTCTGTTGGTGCAATGGTGATAAGTATGAATAAATTAGCCGCGTTGGTTCGAATCCAACTCTACAATGTCCTTTTAGATAGATGACATAGCTCAATATTAACATACAAAAAAAATAAATACAGAAAATTTAGTTCTCTTACACTAAAAAAAATCTTATTAAAACATAAACCTAATCCCATATTAGGGGCTAGATCTTATTCTACTATAACTTATGAAAATTCGCTTAATAACACAGAATTTTATGAATGATTGTGCGGGTTTGTGGATGGTGAAGGTGTCTTTAGAATTAAAAAAGATTCTCGGAGAGATAAATTTCCATATACTTGGGAGTTCACAATATTTTTACATCTCTTTTATTATTTCTTAATTATATTTTGTCCAAAGCGTCGAATCAATTATTTTTTTATTAAAAAAAAATCCATTCATTTTTATACTAAAATAAATACTTCATTAAAAGTTCATTCTAGTCCCTTTGTGGGGTCTAGTCCACGCCTTGGGATCCAAGCTAAGGTAAATTATTCCTTGTTAAATAGGATGAAAACTAAACAAATGAATTCAGGAATTTGTTATTATTCAACTAATAATAATCTTATTGTAAATGTGGAAGCAGAATTTAAAAAAGATGAATCAAAATTAAATCCGCATTGAGTATCTGGATTTGTAGATGCAGAGGGTAGTTTTATGGTTAGGTATATAACAAGCAGGGAAAACAGGATGAGGTGTCGCACCAAGTTTTTCTATCCATTTACATAAAATAGATATTGATATATTATATGCATTACAAAATTATATGCACTGCTGTGTATAATGGAACTTATAGAACAGAGGAAATAAAACTGTTAATCTTAAAATTGTCGTATTCTATGAATAACTTTAGATTAAGTACAAACTCAGATTTAAAAAAAGTTCCTAGTTTATTTAAGGAAAGTTTAGATAAAATCATAAAAGCAAAACCAACGATTAGACATCTTGATGATGGTCGTCAATTAGATATTGTCACTGGAAAAGCGGTGAATACACGTTGAACTAATTGTATTTATGAAATAATTAAAGATTCAGGAGAAATGTTATGAGCGTCTACTTTAAACGAGGCGGCTGAAATTTTAGGTGTAGATTTTAGAACAGTAAGAAGGCATTTAGAACAGGAAGACTTATACTCAAATGGATATTACGTCGAAATAAATGGCTATAAGGTTAGAAGAATACCAGTATTTTATCCTTAAGAATCCACTCAGTGTGGGCAAAAGACTATTTGATCCTGGAATTATAGTTAAGTCCTTAATAGGGAATAAATTTATTAAACTAGGAAGGTAGTTCTAGCAACACGGTAATGTAATGAGTACGCCGGAAAAAAAATCCATTGTAGGATGGTTATCCTGAACGCTGTTTTGGGATACGACGATGAGCCTTTAGTTACTTATGTAGCAAGGAAAAAAAAATTAAAAAGAATTAAGAGCATAGGAACTGAAAGAAGGTTCAACTGTACAGTTCTATACTTGTAGAAAAAATTAGGTGAATACGGTTAATAATATCTTAATTAAAGACCGTCGGCAGATGAAAATGTCGCAACAGACTGGATCACCGGGGCTAGGTTGCAATACCTGTTCTAATGTACAGTCGGATTCTAATACGAGTGTGAAATCGTAAGGAGGAAAGACAATACAGTAAGCTACACACAGTTGTATAATCATTCATACTATGATAGTTACTCCTAGATATGATAGTGTTAACTAGACGCTAGCTTAATCTTAATTAGAATTGATCTATATTATTTTTATTTATATTAATGCTAATAAATGTTAGGATATCGGAATTATTAATTGATAGTATAAATAGTATACCTTTAGCCATATTATTAGGTAGTTTTTTTAATTATTTTGTTAATAATGTTTTACCTTACATGGTGATTACTAATAATTTACTTTATCATTTTAGCATAAAAAAAAAATTAGCCAATGTAACATCTGTATCATGAGATGGATATTTAGCAGAAACTTCTCATATAACAAGTATAGGAAATATCCTGTATGGAAATTATTCTATATGATTAATAATTACATCAATTATATTATTATTAGCCATGACTGGGTGTATTATAATTACTTTAAAAGAAAAAAAGTAATTAATTATGAATTTAATGCGCATAAAGGGCTAGTTAATCACAGCTCTAATAATCCTTTCAAGCCTAAATTTTCTAAACTAAGTAGGCGGTCTTTTAGTACCGTTAGTAGTTCTCTTAAAACAGATGTTTGTACTCAAAATAATACTATTGCATTGAACCTTTTACCGGGTGGTAACAACCAACCCTATGGTAGAATAATGTCAAAGGCCTTGGAGGATTGAGCTATTAGAACTCATCATATTGATAATAAAGGTAACGCAGCTACTGTTCAATGAAACTCTAATGTATTTGAAAACGATGCAGCTAGATTCTATAACGATTTTATGAGGGATAAATTCCCTAATAGAACCCCAAATAATTATTGAAATTCAAGCCCAGTAAGAAAAGCTTTACGCGATTTATAATTAGGAATACTAAGCTAGAATAATTTTAAATAGGTTAGCTTTATATTTAAGTTAGATATTTAGGATTTATAAACTAGGAGAATTTTTATGTTTAGATCCAATTTTGTAATATGTAAAAATAAGTATTAAGTCATATATATTAAATATTTAAATCCAATTTTGCAATGTATAAAATTACAAATTTATTTTGTATATATAACTTAATCTGTCTCATTGCGAAGGATTTACCATTAATCAACCTCTCATTGCGTTGGAGAGATCCCTTGTTTATATGAATAAGGAATAAAGGAGAAGATACCTCGTGGAGGGCAACGGAGTAACGCTCAGACATGCCCATAAGCTAGAGATTAAAGCCTAAAAAAAAAGAAATTAGCTCAATTGGTAGAGCGTCCGTTTTACACACGGCAGGTTAAGTGTTCAAATCACTTATTTCTTAATACTTATGAATAATAAGTATATATTTAGAGATCTTAGCTTAATGGTAAAGCGTATGACTTTTAATCATTATCATAAGGGTTCAAGTCCCTTAGATCTTATAAAAAAAGCCTTGAGGAGAAACTACTTTTAATAGGGGCTCCGTATTATTGGTAGATAGATGTGCAACTCATCTACGGGGTATATGACTAAACTATTACTATTATCATTGAAATTATCTAATGAAATACTATTAAGACGAGACAAATCCATTTTGAAGACAATAATAACAATATCTAACGAATTATCTAATTCAACATTAATAAGATGAGAAAAATCCCTTTGGAAGACAAGAATAAATATACCTAAAAAATTATCTTTTTTAGATATTATTCCTGAAGACAAAAAATAGAATAAAACTAAAAAAATAAAACAAAATAAAAAAACAAATCTAAAGGGCTAGTGTAGTTTGAGATTAAGTTAGGGGTAGCTAGCTTATTATGGGGGGTGCAAATACCCTGGTCCTTAAGAATAAAAAAAAAAATAAATCCTGAAAAGTAGATACCTAATTAGATTTATCTTTTTAGTTTATAGATGTGCAACTCATCTACAGGGTATCATGAAAATAATCAAACTAACACTAATATCATTATTATCTAATTCAATAACACTAAGACGAGACAAATCCATTTTTTGTAATAGGATAACTATTTCGCCCGCCGTCGGGGAGATTTTAGTTATTTCTATTTTTCTTTTAGCCAACTATTACATAGCTTTTATTTCGGATCTTTACACAGATAAGGGGCCCCCCTTACCAGCATGTATTACTAATGATTTTCAAAGGCAATTTTATAGAATAACAGATTGTTATTTATTTTCTACTTTTGTTCCTTTTTCAGAACAGTGATGTAAAGAGAAGAAAGTTGAACTTTATAAAAAAGGGTTTCCAGCTGTTTTCGAGGACATGTCACAAATTAAAAAATATGATTATTTTGCTATTACTAATTTTACGATAAACCCTTTATCTTATTATTCTCTTAAAAACATCCCTGGGATTTACATGATTACCAACAAGATTACTAAAAAGATATATATTGGAATGTCTACTAATCTTAAAGATAGATTTTATAATTATCTGGATGAAAAGAGATTAAACAGAGATAGATCTTCCAGAATTAATAAAGCGTTACTTAAATTTGGTTTCGATAAGTTTTCTATTTCTATTTTAGAGTTCACTCATATTGAACAAGGGACCACGGTTAAGATTTCTTATTTAAGAGAAGACTTTTTCATTAAAGTTTTTAAACCTCAATATAATATTAAAAGATCTTCCTATAATTTTAATCTTGAAATAAAGGGAAATAATAAAGTTATTATGAAATTAGATATACCTCTAAAAATTAAAAATTTACTTGATAAGTGCTTAGATATTATTCATGAGCTATTCTCTGTAGCATATAAAAAATATGCTTACAATTTATTTAACTATCTATTAAATAGACTAAAAGAATATAAACTATTCTACCTAATTGTTATCTTTTTTTATTCTATTATCCAAAATATCGAAAAAATACTATTATCTAATAATGGGTTATCTTTATTATTTATTATTGGTTTATTTGTAGGTGATCAGTTTATATATTATAAAACCCTGTTGTTTTTATATTATATAACTTTTTTTAAAAATTATTTACAAGATAATAAGGAAATATTAAAGAGTTACCCTAAAATTAAAGAATTTTTAATAAATACTTTTGAATTGTTACAGAAAGTTCTATTAGGAATAATACTAGGTATTGTAACTAATACACTAGTATCTTATTTAAAAAAGATTTGGGGATATATTCTTAAAATGTTTAGACAAAACAGGAATAATACTGAGAATAATAATTCTATACAAGAAGATAACGGAAATAATAAGAATCCTAATCCAGACAATTCAGATCCTTTACTAAATAAAGAGGAAATAAGAAAGAAAAAAAACGTTGAAAGGAATAGAAGATATAGAGCAAAAAAAAAAATGAATCAAACCCCTGAGGAGAGGGAAGCTGACTCTAAAAAAAACGCTGAAAAGAATAGAATATATA